AATATCTTTAACCTTAGTTTCTATGTCTGTAATAGTAGTTTTAAAAGGTGCGAATGCATCATTAAATACACTAGTTGCACCACTTGTAATGTCACCTGGAATATCTTTAACCTTAGTTTCTATATCTGTAATAGTAGTTTTAAAAGGTGCGAATGCATCATTAAATACACTAGTTGCACCACTTGTAATGTCACCCGGAATACCATCAACCGTAGTTTTTAATTCTAAATAGTTTTGCTTTATTGGATCAGCTACTTTATCCACGATACCTTGAATTTGTGTTGGTATACCATCAAAACTATTTTGTAATGCAAGTATAATTGCTTTCATAGGATCAGTTACATTATTTACAGCATCCGTAATATCACCTGGAATATCATCAACTATACCTTTTAATTCTCCAAAGCTGTCGTTAAAAGGTTTGATCGCATCATTAAATACATCAGTTGCACCACTGGTAATTTCATCAGGAATACCATCAACCGTAGTTTTTAATTCTAAATAGTTTTGCTTTATTGGATCAGCTACTTTATTTACTGCAATGCCAATTAGTTCAGGAACATTATCTAAGTTCTCTTGAATAGTTGATGTTGCATCCTTTACGGTATTTGTAATTTGATCAGGAATAGTATTATATGCATCTTGTAATGTAGTATAATAATCTTCTAATGTATTTACAGTACCAATTATAGGCTGAGTTGCATCATTTACAGTTTTAGTAATTTGCCCAGGAATATTATCTAAATTTGTTTGAATAGTTGACGTTGCATCATTTACGGTATTTGTAATTTGATCAGGAATGCCAGCAAAATCTGTTTGTAATGAGCTTATATTAGATTTTATAGGATCAGTTGCAATACTAATTTTTGTATCTATTTGACCAGGAACATCATCAATCTCTGTTTGTAATCTAGTTATATTAGATTCTATTGGATAAGTTGCATTAGTAATCAAATTAGTTATACTAGTGTTTATAGGATCATTTTGAGAATTAATCATTGTATTTATTTGATTAGGAAAAGTATTATATGCATCTTGTAATGAAGTAAACCCACTTTGTAAAGTTCCTATGCTATTATTTATAGGATTAGTCGCACTGCTAATTTTTGTATCTATTTGATCGGGAATATTATCTATTTTAGGTTGTATTTCAGTTGTTATATCGCGAACACTATTAATTGTATCTTTAATATCGTTTACATTAGTATTTATAGTACCTATACTACCATACAAAGGATTAGTTGCAGTATTAATTTTTGTATCTATTTGTTGTGGAATACCATCAAACAAAGTTTTTAAAGTGTCTACACTACCTGATATTGGTTGCGTCGCTAGACTAGATGCAGTAGCAATTTTAGTGTCTATTTGCCCTGGAATTGCACTCATTTGTGTGTTTAAAGTGCTTACACCAGTATTTAAATTGTCTATTCTAGTATTTATAGGTCCGGTTGCAGTACTTATCTTTGTATCTATTTGTCCTGGAATTGCGGTCATTTTTGCATTTAATGTACTTATACCAGAATTTATAGGGGCGTTTGCAGTACTAATCTTTGTATCTATTGTTCCTCCAACATTATTCATTTGTGTGTTTAAAGTGCTTACACCAGTATTTAAATTAGTTACGCCAGTATTTAAATTTCCTATGTTAGTATATATAGGACCGGTTGCAGTAGTAATTTTTGAATCTATTTGTCCTGGAATAGAATTCATTTGTGTGTCTAATGTGCTTATACGACCATATATAGGGTTATTTGCAGTAGTAATTTTTGAATCTATTTGTCCTGGAATAGAATTCATTTGTGTGTCTAATGTGCTTATACGACCATATATAGGGTTATTTGCAGTAGTAATTTTTGAATCTATTATTCCAGGAATAGCATTTATTCTATCTGGTATTGCATTTGCTATGTCACCAACTTGATTAATTGTATCTGTAATATTATTTAAGTCATTCGCACTAAACCCTTCTTTTTTATAAAAAATATTTTGATAAATAACACATATAAAAAATAAAATAAGAAAACAAATAATAATAAATTTTATATTTTTCATGTTAATTTTATTCATATATTTATGCTATAAAATATATCTTTCATTATATTTTATATTTATTATTAAGTTATTTTATTTAAACTATTTAATACATTAGTATAATCAGTATTAAGACTATTTGAAAGATCTGATGTTTCATTCAAAGAATTGTCTACTGTTTGAAGAATAGTTAGTCCATTATCTAGAACTTCGTCACCAAGATTTGTTGAATTGTCAACTATGTCTTTACCAAAATTGCTTGCTTTCATTTGGTTAATTTTTGTTATTACATCTTTATTAATCTTATCTATTATCTTATCTAATTTATTTTTTACATTACCACCTCCTCCTTTACCTCCTTTTGTTGTAACCTGTAATTCTTCCCTCATAACAAACGTTTTTTTTAAAATTACATAAATAAAAAATAAAATTAATAATATTATAATAGATTCATAAAGTAGAACATACCACATATATTATTACTATAAAATATGTTATTTATTACATTTATTAAACTTTTGTAAAACAGATAATTTATATTTACACACCAATATTAGTTAAACTATTTGATATATTATTAAAACTATCACTAATATTATGTGCACCGTTATATAAATTTTGAAAAGAATCACCTATAAAACCAAATATATTTTGTCCATTTGCTACAATTTCATCACCCAGATTTGTTGCAGTATCAGTTATGCCTTTACCAAAATCTTTTGTAGTATTTATAGCTTTTGAGGTACTACCTTTTAACACTTTACCTGCCTTTTTAAAAAATCCTCCTTCCCTCATAACAAACATTTTTTTAAAAATTATATAAATAAAAAATAAAATTAATAATATTATAATAGATTCATAAAGTAGAACATATAACATATTATTAGTTGACATTTTTGTTTTTATTTATTTTCTTTCTTTAAAAAAATACTAATACTAATACTTTTAATACAAAGAAAAATATGATAATTTATCATCTTCATATGGTATCGCATTGGAAGAATGACGCATATAATCTCCTACCATTATAGAATTAGATTGTTTTCCTCTTTTTAGACTATTTTCTCTTCCTAAAACATCAAATCCTTCTGTTGAAGTTAGTAATTTTTCTGAATTTTCTAAATTTATAGATTCCTCATTATCCATTTGATTAGATTCATTTTCTACACCATCTGTTTCAGGTTTAATAGTAGAAGAGGTATCTAAATTAGATACACTTTTATTATTTGTCAAAACAATATTCTTCACATCTTTACCTTTATCTTTAACAGTATCTTGATTAGTTGAAACTTGCGTATCTAGACTACTTGAATCTGTGGGGTTAGTTAAATTTTCTCTATATTTTGTCATTTGTGAGTTAAACATAATAATAATAAATAATACTGCTACAATCCCTAAAATTTGATTGGTATAACTAATAAGTAATATAATTAAAATAAGTATTGTTCTGCCTAAACACGTGTTAAAAAAGTAATTTAATATATTTGTTTGACTTAGGGAAATTAAAAGTAATAAAGTAGATACTATTCCCATGTTGGTTTTATTAATGAAGTTTTGCATTATATAAATAATGAAATAATTTATTTTATATTAAAAAAAATTATTTATAATAATTAAATGGAGGCTTCTACGTTTTCAGATAATTTCAGTGTGTTTTTATAAATTATTATCTTATTTTTAATTAAGAATGTCTTTAGCAATGTATGCAGCTCCATTTAATGATAATTCAAATAATCAATTAAATGAAGAAAATAATACACATAGTGCAAATAAGAAACGACATGCGCATAATAAAACACAAAGAAAACCACTAAACAAAAATTTTGATGTAAATAAAGTCAATTCTGTTTTAGAAGAAATTCATAATAACTCTAATGAAGATGATAATAATAATATGGGTGATTTTAATCCTCCACCACCACCTGACTCATCAGGAGTAAATAAGACTATATCGTCTGAACAATCACTCAATCTTAGTAATACTCAAAATAAAGAAATGTTTAAATTATTAGGTCATGCACCACAACCAAATGATGATAATACTAATATAAATTATTCACTTAATTCTTATAATAGTAATTACGGGGATGGAAAAAGTGTAGATGAATATTATAAAAAAGTTTTGCCTGGATATGAGAGCAGATTGCCAGTAAACAAACCTTACTATAATATGAATTATAATAATTCTAATCATTCTAATAATTATAGTAAAATGGATAATACCAATGATATTTTATTACAAAAATTAAATTACATGATTAATTTGCTAGAAGAAAAACAAGATGAAAAAACAAATAATGTTATGGAGGAAGTAATATTATATTCCTTTTTAGGTATATTTATTATATTTGTCATTGATTCTTTTGCCCGAGTTGGTAAATATGTTCGTTAAAAATAGAAATAAAAATAGAAATAAAAATATTATAATGAAACAATTTAAACTGATATTCCTATATAATGTTAACTAATGACCAAATATATTATTGCTCATACCAAGCATGAAGGATGTTATAATTTTAAGTATTATGAAGATGACTTATCTAAAACAAGAGTTACGTCTATTAAAATAAATCCTCCAAAAATCTTTTTGTTTGATAGAAAGGATCAAGCAATGGATTTTTTTAATGAATATATTAATGATGTTGATTCTATTGATGTGAGATGTAAAAAATCCCCAGAGGAAATAGAACATATAGATTTATGTAGTTGTGGTATTATTGAGATGGACGAGGAAGAAAACCCTATTTTATTTTATAATAAAATAGACCAAATTTTTTTTCTAGAAATAGGGGCACAAACATTTTTAGTTTCACAAGATTTAAAGCATGATATTAGTAACATGAATTTGACAAATAAATTAATTAAAGGATGTAAAAAACTAGATAGAGAACAAAAATTGAAATATATTGAATTAGGTAAAGTATGCCAAGAATGTGTAGATGATGACAATGATAATGGTAATACATAAATAAAAAAACAATAAAAAATAGCTTTTATGTTTTTTTTTATTACATGAGAAAAAATGATTTTTTTGGTGTAAAAGTATTATAAGCAAAATTATAAAAATAATAAGACATTATTTTTATGGATAATGGTTTTGTTTTTATACATAAATTCTCTATAATAATATTATTATCAGATATATTTTCTACTATGGCATGACCAAAATAATTTTCAGCAGCCACTTTCCAAAAACTTATTTTGAATCCTTGAATGAAAATGTTTCTCTCATAATTATTACTATATATAGAAGCAAAACAGGAAAGTATTTCCATGTTTTTTTCAATAAAAATACATGTTTTTCTAAAAAAATAAGCACATATAATTTCTTGGTTTACAATAATGGTATAAATAAATATTTGTTTTGTTTTGATAAGTTCCATTATATTGGTAGGTTCCGTACAAATAAGTATATCAAATTTACGACTATTTATTTTTATAAAATCAAGTAATAAATGTAAATTTTGTATATTTATTTCTACTAATTTATAAATACTAGATAATTCAATAGGTTTTGTCCACTTATTTACTGGAAATTCATATATTAAATACTTACATAAAGGCGAAATCGCATTTCTTACTCCAAAATCATTATCTGCTAATTTAAATATACACGGTTCTACTTTTTTATTTACATGACATTGATTATAATAATGAGTTTGTATTAATTGTGGGAAAAGTTCATTTTCATTTTTACTAGATGGTTTTTCATTACAATAGTAATCTATATAATACGCTTCAAAACTAGAATCAGCGTCTTTATTATTTAATATTATACGAATAGGTCTAGATGAAATTACCCCTATTACATAAGAATCAATAATACTTTTCCCTTGTTTTATATCTGCTAATAATATATCTTCATTATAAAAAGAAATAAATGACTTTTTATTATGACTTTTAAAATAGGGTATTATATTGCTTATATTAGGTAAATAATGATAATTTTCCATTTTGAAACATTTGTCTTTTATAAAATTTAAAAATGTATTCTTTTTAAAATCTGAAATTTCTGAATATACGATTGTTTCAATATTTTTAAAATTCGTATACTTATTTTCATGCGGTAAATTATGTTCTATGATTCCAATGGGCCATATTTTATATTTTATATTATATGTATGAAAAACGGGTAAATAATTCCAAAAACCGTATTTGAGTTTTATATAAATATATGTAATGAATATTGTAAAAATGATAAAAAAGAGAATATATAATAAATAATCAATCATAATATAGCTAATATATTTTTTATAATAACTTTTTTATAATATAATATAATAACTTTTTTATAATATAACTTTTTATAGACAAATTATTACGGCTTAACAAATATATATATGTATTGTCCACCATAATTATGTTTAATAATATTTGATATAGCATGTAATGTAAACCCGGCTTGTTGCACAGTTGTCAACAATTCTTCTTTATCTTCCATATATAATATTATTTCCTGTTTACGGGTGTTTCCATTATTAAATTGAAATTTCTCGTTAACGATTACTTTATTATCTTTTTTCTGCGAATCAATACTATATGTAAAATCTTTTAATTTCCTTATTTTTTTCTTTTTTTGTCCATTTTCTGGCTGGTTTACAACATATAAAGCAGGATTGATAGATAATATAGGGTCAAATTTCTGACTATCTACTACATGAAGAATTAAATATCCGCCTGGCATTAACCAATCTATGCAATTGTTAAAAAATGCTCTTTTATCTTCAAAATAATATACAATAAGGTCTAAACAAAGAATATGTGTAAAAGAAGAAGGTTGAAATACACCTATATCTAATGCATTTCCTACTACAAATTTGTGGTCCGGATATTTCATGATGGATTTTTTTATCATAAAAGGAGATGAATCTATCCCAATTATCTCTAAATTATTTCCCGTACCTTTTATTTTTGATACACAAGATCCTGTACCACAACCTACATCTAGAATAATACTTTCGCTAGATGGAGTAGTAGAATTAATAATAGTTCCTATTTCAAAATCAGAATTGATTTCATCATTTATTAAATAATCGTATACATTTGCATAAAATTGGTCATACATTTCGCCTCCTTTTTTAAATATAAATTTATCACTCTGTTCAAACCCTTCTTCAATGGTTTTATTACTATTTGACTTAAAGATTGTTATTACAATAAGTATAAGAATGATGAATAATAATATTTTTCCGAAAATAGATATTTTTTTAAAAATATTTGTGATTGATTTTAACTTCATCTATATGTATTATTGTTATTTTTTTTGTGTATTTTAAAAATATATGTCAAATACAAATAGTGAAATAAATGACATCCGAAATATTAGTGACTTTAAAGGCATATCATTTTCAAAATTTAAAAAAACAGATGTGAAAAAAGAATTGCTAAATAGTTTAATTCAATCAAAAATAGAACCAGCGTGTTATTGGAGTGCAGAATTAATATGTTCAGGACATTATGCGGAGTTATGGGAAATAATCATCCTTTTTTATAGTAAATATATACATTTAGGTAATCCTAAAATAGCTATATATCTTGAACTAAGAATCAATAATTTTAAAGAAATTATTCGTATGGGTTATGCGAATACTGAGATAAGATTACGTAATAATGATAAGGTGCGAAGAATGTTTTGCGAAATTATGTGTATTTTATGTGATGCAAAAAGAAAACATAAATTTGATAATATAAAAATTAAAAAGGAGGATTTTGATACAGCGCATATAACTGAAAAATTTAAAGCTCCTCATTTGAAATATGCAGAAGACTTTTTCATGAAAGATGATCCAAGAGAGATATATTTAGCCACAAATGAATTTGCATATAATATTTCGGAAGATTCTATGAATATTGTATCTGCATGTTATTGGATTGAATGGATTATTGAGTTTGAAAGTATATGTAAATTGAAAAAAGAAAAATGTAAATGTGAAAGACGTTCTAATATTCCAGTTGATGGTAAGCACCAAATGGATATTATTTGGATAATATGGGATGGTTTTTTACATGAATCAAATAAAAGACCGAAAATAGTTCAAAAAATAATTCAAGCATTACTTACATTATTTACATTAAAATATGCAGGCGGGTGTCAAAAAAGAAAATATATTTTATATTTCATTGTATCTATATTATGCGAAAATATTGTTGTACAAGATGAAATTATTCGCGATAGTCAGAAGACAATTGTTAGCAATATATTAAGTAAAATAGAAAATATTTATGTTCAAATTAAAAAAAATGAAATATCGCCAGATACTGATTATTTGTTTAAAGATGTTAAAAATATTAATTTAGAGAAAACAATACAAAAATTAGAAACAATGAACACATTTGGAGAGAACTTTATTCCAAGAGTATAAAATTGTTATTTTATTAGTATTTTTTGTTGTTATATATAATTATTGTATATAATTATTGTATAAAATATGGTTAAAACAATGAAAAATAAAAAGTATATGAAAAATACACGTAGAAAAAATTTGTCTAGTTCATCAAAAAAACTAAGCAACCCAAATAAAACAAATAAATTTGAAAAAGAAATAACAGTGAAATTTCTAGAAATACTTATGATGGTAAAATTATTTCATTGGAAAACAATGAGTTATGCATCTCATAAAGCAAGTGATGAATTATACGATTCATTAAATGATAATATTGATAAGTTTATTGAAGTACTTCTAGGTAAAGTAGGTAATCGCATTGATTTAATGGGACAAAAAACGATTTCATTAATAGATTTAAGTTCACAAGATAAATTAAGAGAGAAAATAAACTCTTTTAAAGGATATTTAGTGAGTTTAGATAATAATGATGCTATAAAACAAATGTCTAATAGTGATTTATTAAATATTCGTGATGAAATTTTAGGTAATTTAAATCAATTTTTGTATTTACTTACATTTAAGTAGTCTGCGAATATATAATAAAAATTAATATATATATTTTTATTATAATGGAAAGTAGCGCCAATTTTTCAAATAATAACACATTAAGCAGTTTTCAAAATACCGGTTCAAATATATCTAGTGGATTTTATGATTCAATAAAAAATATAAGTTGGTTTACATGGTTTGTAATAATCATATTTTTAGCCTTTCTAGGTATTAATATTTTTACTTATTTGGCGTATGGTACACAGGAGATAGCCGATTTTTTTGGTCCTCTGACTTCAAGATTTTTATCATTATTTAAATCCATTACAGGACAATTAGTAGATGTTACGGCAGAAGGTACACGTGCCGTTGTAAATACAGCTGCACATGGTAGTACAAGTGCTATTGATAGTACTGCACAAGTGATTGATTCAGGATTAACTGCAATTCAAAATATAACACCAAATCCAAGTGTATCTAGTTTACCAATTCAACCTTTAAATACGGTTATTCAACCGCCTGATATAATGGCGAATAATGCTTTAAACGCAAAATTAAATAAATTTGTACCATCTATTCAAAGAGTAGGACAAACATCAATTCAAACAGAAGGACAAAGTCCAGGGCAATCAACTAGTCAATCAACTAGTCAATCAACTAGTCAATCAACTAGTCAACCAACTAGTGATTATCAAGCAGACGAGTCAAGTAGTTTAATACAATCAGGATCTGGTAAATCAGGATGGTGTTATATTGGCGAAGATCGTGGATTTAGAAGTTGTGTAGAAGTAGGTCCAAATGATAAATGTATGTCAGGAGATATTTTCCCAACTAAGGATGTTTGTATAAATCCTAGTTTACGAGCATAATCATTATATTGTGATTATTATATTGGTTTGGGTGTAGGGTGACAAGCACTAACAAAAGCTTTATAATTAGTAGGCCATTTGTTTCCGCTATTATTCATTGTATATCTTGGTTTTGCATACCATGTAGCGATTCTTGGATCCCAGCATAATATTTTTGGAGATCCTGGAACATTGGAAAAACTATTTGGAAAACAATTGTTTACTTTTGTTTGTTGAATAATTTCATTTGTACAAGGATTTACAGTAACATTACAAATTAAACTTCCACCATCTTGAATAAAATTGATTGGGCAATTAAATGGATTCGTTAGATAAGGATCTGGATTTGGAATATCCACTGCATTTATACGTAACAAACTAGTAGTATTTGGATTTGTATATGTTAATGACTGTGTGGCAAAATTTTTTGTGCGATTTGTCCACATACCCTTACATATTTGTGAATACCTTTGTTTTTTTGTTAATTGACTACTATTTTTTTTATATTGTAAAACATTCCCTTTTATAATCATTTGTGCTTCTTGAATAGCTAGTACACGAGGTATATTTGTATTTGTTAAACGTGAAAAAACTAAATTATTATTTAAATTTTCATTTACTGTACAATTGCTTTGAACTCTTGTCCAAACTCTTGGCGGTTCAGGAATATATACAGGCATTTAATATAAAGATATATTTTATATGTAAAAATATCTTTATAAATATTTATATTATGTAAAATCATGACAAATCATGTCTAATCATGACAAATCATAACCAAATATATCTAAAATAACAAATTATGAAAAATTATATTCATCAAAAAACCATCTTAATGAAAGATAATCCCATAATTTACTTGTATTTGTGGAAGGTGTAACCATATTTATATTAGGCCCTTTGGTAGATATATTTTGTATTTCTCCTGCTCCTAATGCATAATTATAATACCATAAATTAGAAATGTTTCCTTGAAATCCACCATTCATACCAACATAAACGTCACCATAATTTTGTTTAGGAACACCTGATAATTGAATACTCCTAGTTATAGTACCATTTATGTAAACATCTAGGGTGGTATTATGACATCTGATAATAACATTAACCCATTTATTTAGAGGTATATTTGGTATTATAATTTCTTCATTAATGACACTATATGTGTTCATCATAACTACCAATTCATTTGTATCAGGTGCGATATATAATCCAGGTGCATTATTAGGAAAATTCAAACCATTATTTGCTAAATCATTATTTCCTTTATAAAATATATGTTTATATTGACCTGCTAAATATTGTAAGTTATCAATATTTATCCATACAGACCACGTAAATTCAATACCATCGGATGCATTATCTGATCTAATTATTTGTGTTTTACCGTTACTTTGTTTAAATATAAGCATTTGTGTAGCATCTACCATACCATCTATTAAATGTGGTGATTGTTGCGGTTTAAAAATGTAAGATAATATAGTTATACCTATCTGTAATAATATAATAAATAAAATTACCACAATTAGTAAAAAAGCTATTTTAGCTACTAAATTGTTTGAGTTTAATATATTACTTATTCCACTATTTCTACTATTTCCATTATTTGTTGAAAAAGATTGATTATTCATCATTTGTATTATTATATACTAAATAAGAAAATTAAAAAAATATGAATTAAAGTGTTAAAGAACCTTTGGTTTTGCCATTTTCCATTATTGATACTTGAACACTATATGAACTTATCATATTAGAATACCATGATGAAAAGCCAGCACTATATATATTCCATGCGTCTTGTGGATTTAATGGATATGGATAATATTGAAACTTTGTTGTCCATCCACTAAAACCACCCATAGGTGTTACATATACGTTTGCGTTATTATTAACATTTGCTACACCAGGTAGTAGGCATGTTTTTACTAATTTTCCGTCAATATATACATCCATACTTCTACCATATACACTTATAGATAAATTCACCCATCGTTGAACAGCTATATTTGATACGTTACACGTTTGTACCACTGATGTTAAATTACTACCAGGAGTACTACCAGGAGTAGTACCATCACCAGGAAAACAAGCCAATGAAATAATGAGATTATTTTCTGTTGCATCCAATACAACAGAAGGACATGGGTCTACACCACTTACACCACCAGTAGTTCCAGTAACAGGATTAGTAGTAGCAACGCCAGTACTAGGTCCACCCATTCTTCCAAAAATAACTTTTGACTCACCATAACGATAATTCCAGTCGTTAATATAAAACCAAATAGAATAAGCAAAATTTGTTGTTTGAGCCGTTGTGCTACTATTTGCTAAAGAACTAGCTTCAATAGTAGACGCAGTTTGGCCATTTTGCATTTGTTGTAGTGTATATGGATCAGCAAAAATAAAACTCAATAGATAAAATAATAAAACAATTACAACAATAATAATAACTATGATTAAAGGATTCATTTGTATAATATAGAGTTAGAAATTTTCTCATATTTTTTAAAATATAAATTACAAAATATACAATAAAATTATAAATCATATATTTTTTATAAATTGCTTATAATTAGTTATAAATTATTTTATAATATATACATTAGAATCTTTTGTAGTAGGTGGATTATTATTTTTTACCATATTATATAAGTAATAAATATTATTACTACTCAATGATTTATTAAAATAAACTAAATTACATAATTTACCATCAATGCCATTATCTTCACCTACTGTTAATGCGTCTAATGTGTAATATGGAACAATTCCATTATTTGATTTTACTAAGCCACCATTTAAAAATATATCTAAAACTCCACCATTATAATTAATAATTATGTTATTCCATTTTTGCAATAAAACATTTTCATTTGTGTAAATGATCTGATTATCTATCTCACCATTTTCATTAAAAAATTTAATGGAATCATCTTTATTATTAGCTTGTAAATCTTTTTGCTTCATGGTTATTATTAGTGTATTAGTGGATGGATTATATAAAACATTAGGTTTATTTGCATAATTAAGTAAAGATGTATATTTTTTATATTTTGGATTTGTATTTGGTGGAAATGCATCTAAATAAAACCAAAATGAAATAGCATAATGATAATCATACTCAGTGCTATCATTTAGCGTTTCATAACTACCATAATTATTTAGTTTATTAATGTAAATAGGTTGATTTGCTAATAATTTACCCCCTTGTAAATTTACTTTATTATAAAAATAAGGTTCCGCAAAATAAATAACTAATAATATGATAGCTAATAAAGATAAATATAAATAACTATATGTGTTTTTGTCATAACTACTAATAAAAATACTCATGATAAAATCAAACCCATTTGTAAATATGCACGGAATATAGAATATAGAATTTATGATTATATCAAAAAAAGCATTTTTTTTAGCATTTTGTACTGGAAACTGGACATAAATTGTTTTATATATTAGCCCTAACATGATTATAACAATTAGTATATTTAATATAAAACTGGTTATACCAAAGTTACCAGATAAATTCTGTATGTTGTAGACAATCCAAAATATAGTTAATGCAGAAATAACTAATCCAAATAAAAGTAATAAGGAACGCTTGAAAAAATCAAAATTTTTTACAGTAGAATATTCAGTTAATTCAGGAAGTAAATTACTAGCTAATAAAGATCCCCAAAAAATACAAATAAGTAATACTAATATTATAATAATCGCTGTATTAAATTTATATTTTTTATCAGCAAACCCATGAGGATATTTACTTATCATAACTGTTACTAAAATGATAAATAGTATAAATAAAATACTTCCATATACAGAAAAATTTGAAAACATGGAAAATAAGTTTCTCGGATATTTATTTGTAGAACTATAATTTGGTAATGTCATCACAATGATTAAATAAAGAAACATAAAAGTAAAAATGATAATGCTTAATAAAAGGGAATATCCAAAATATTTTTGAATGAGACCACCAGGATTAATATTATAATAAACAATACAAATAGTTAATAGACAAAACATTAGAATGACAGTTCTAATTCTTTCGTAATTAGCATTAAATGAAGACATATAGTTGTTTTGTAATGCTTTATAAAACATATAAACAGATAATAGCATGGTTATTGAAATAATAATATAAGCGTAATTATCCAAGATTTTATCTGGTAAAAGAGATAAAAGCAAAACTAAAAATATTGTATATAAAACTACATAACATACACTATATATTTGTTGAAAAAGTTTTTTAATTTCTTTAAATGAAGGTAATAGAGATATGCAAATAGATAAAATAACAAGACAAATAGTAACAATAATGAGAACAATTTGTATAATTTCTTTATCTGCCTTGTTTTCTATTATTCCAAGTTGGATATTATAAAAAACCAAAATCAATGTAATTATAAATACAATAATGATAAATATCATTGGGTAAAAAAAAAATGGATTATTAGTGGATATATAATTCAATGATGATACTGGTTTTTGATTTGTATTTTTATTTGTATTTGTATTTATATTTGTATTCATAATATAACGTTTTATATTATTATATTATAAAATATTGTAATATATTGTAATATAAATTATATTTAACAAAATATTGATAGTGAATAAAATATAGTATAACTTACTAAAATTAATTTTTATTTTTTATATTTCATTATTCTTAACGTAGTTCTTAACGTAGTAATAAAATATGTTTGATATAAATACTTAAAAATATAATTAAACTATATTATAAATGAAATATCCATTTATAATATTTTTTAGATATGACAAGTATTCAAAAATTGATAATTTTTTAATAGAAAACAAAAAAGATTTGTTATGCAGTATTTATGTTGTAAATAATAAAGAAGAGTTAAATAAGTTATTTAATTCAAATTATCAGATATTAGTAACTTATGGTGAAAATGGTGATGGGGAATATTGTGAGGATGTAAATAGTGTTATATCTGATAGAATGAGAAAAAGATGGATTCATAAAAAAGAAATAACAGATGTGAACATTTTTAATTCAAATGTAAACTACTGTTTTGTAGATACAATTCTAGAAAATTATGAATTCACTAGACCTGTATTCTCATTATTTACTACATGTTATAATTCATATGAAAAAATTATTAGAGCTTATGATAGTATTAAAAAACAGACATTAAAAGATTGGGAATGGGTTATATTAGATGATTCACCAGATGATAATCATTTTATTTTTTTAAAAGACCTATTTAAAGATGATCATAGAATAAGATTATATAAGAGAAGTGAAAATAATGGTAGTATTGGTAATGTAAAAAATGAGGCTGTCTCATTATGTAGAGGAAAATATGTTATTGAAATGGATCATGATGACGAAATATTACCAGATGTATTAATGGATTCAAAAATAGTATTTGATAATGATAATACTGTTGGGTTTATTTATATGGATTTTGCAAACATATATGAAAATAAAAAAAATTTTAGTTATTCAGATTATTTTGCACTTGGATATTCAGGATATTATAGACAAAAATATAATGATAGTTGGGTTTTTGTTGCATCTACACCTAATATTAATAATGTTACACTAAGTCATATAGTTTCTGTTCCAAATCATCCTAGAATATGGCGTAAAAGTGAACTATTAAAAATGGGAAGTTATTCTGAATTTTTACCTGTAAGTGATGATTATGAATTATTATTGAGAACAGCAGTAAACACTAAAATGGCAAAAATTCATAAACTAGGATATATTCAGTATATGAATGATGGAAATAACAATTTTTCATTAATAAGAAATGGTGAAATAAATAGGTTAATATATCCAATTAGAAATATGTCCTTTGAAAAAAATAAAATAAATGAAATAATGATAAATAAAGATTCTTATGAAGATGAGAAATATTGTTATGAGGGAGGCCAAATGTGGAAACGTAAAGATTTTACACATAAATATTGTAATAAAATAATTAATATGAATTATAATAAACAATATTGTATAATTGGATTAGAAAATTTATATAAAAACTGGGATGAAATCAATAAATTATATAATGACCCTAAAAACGATTTTTTATTATTAGATAATATATACTCTTCTGATTCTAGTGATTTATGTGTTGACTTGGATAATTTAATATTAGATAGGATGAAGTGTTATAGTATGAATGATTGTACAAATGAACAACTAGTGAAATATTTTATGTTGATTTATAAAAGTTGTGATAATTATCATATATATAATAGAATTGAAACCAATGATAATAATGGTGATCATATTGATAGTCATGATTATGATATTGATGATTATGATATTGATGATTATAATAGTGATGATTATAATAGTGATGAAGTTATTAACGAAATTGTTAATTCAGAAAATGATAATAAAAATGATAATAAACATGATAATAAAAATGATAATAAACATGACAATAAATTTAAAAAAATAACTATTATCACTCCTTGTACACGAATAGAAAACCTCGTTAAAATTAAAGAAAGTATTAAATTTGAATATATAAATGAATGGATTATAGTATATGATAAAAAAAAAATTCATGAAAACCCACAAATATTTTTAAATGATAAAGATAGCAACAAAATAAGTGAATATATTTACGAAGGTGAAGGAATGAGCGGTAATGCCCAAAGAAATTATGGATTAGATAATATCAAGATTAAAAATACATATTTATACTTCTTAGATGATGATAATATTATTCATCCTGATTTGTATTCATTATTGAGTGAAATTAAAAATAATAAAATATATACATTTAATCAAAAAAGGCCTAATGATGTTTATCCATATAAGGAATTCCTTACTGGTGATAATATAAGAATAAACAATATTGATACTTCTATGTTTTTAGTAGATTATAATTTATGTAAGGATATTAGATGGGTTTTAAATAGATATAATTCTGATGGTATTTATATTATTCAATGTTATAATAAAAATAAAAATAATAAAAATAGATGGATATATGTGAACAAAGTATTATCATATTATAACTATATTTGTTAGAATAAAAGTTTTTAGAATAAATGTTTACATGTTTTCACTAGCCGTTTTTTTACCATGACAGTTACGACATAATGCAACTAAATTTTGAACATCATTTCCGCCCCCGTATTCTAATCTAATCCTATGATCAATCTCATATGTATGATCTAATTGTGAATTACAATGCCCACATTTCCAATCTTGCTGAGAGGCTACATATTTTTTCTTTGTTTCGCTTACTGAACGTTTATTTGCAACTTTACCTATATGTGTAGATGGAGTTGCAGAATAATTCGTCGGTTGTTCAACATTATTAAAGGATTCCATAAATGTTCTCTCTGAGGTTTTTGTAAAATCTAAAATAGGACTTAACATTTCCATAGATGATTTATCAATAGGCATAAATTTTACTACATTATTTGCATATAATAACATTTTTTGTCCATGCATTGGATTTCTTTTTAATAATAAATAAATGCCAATTCCAAGTAAAGCATAAAATATCATTTTATAATATTTTTTAAATGACAATAAAAATTTTGTATATTTTCCGTCGTTATATGCATTATAAATTAAAAAAATAGTTATTCCTAATATAAATATTTCTAGTCTCATGTAATATATATTATTAAATAATAATAAAATATATTAAAATACTTTACATTTTTCATTTACATTTAAGTAAAAATGGTAATATGCGTTGTATTATTTATTATCATTTTATTATACCATTTTCATAATTCCAACCATTGCTAATAAAAATATAACGTATGGTAACAAAAGTAATGTCCATGAGATACCTGAATAACCCTTTTTACATAACCAAGACAAAATGTATGCCCAGAATAAGGCAAATAAAAGGTGAATAACTACGCTATACATAGAACCCTTGCTAAATAAAGAAATAATTGAAGATACAATAGCGATAACCAAATAAATTTTAGCAGGAGTACATAATTTTTTGAACATGGATTGCATATCTTTCATTATATAAAATATAAATATTTTATTTTTTTTTATTTTATTTTGCATTTTTATTTTATTTTATTTTGCATTTTTATTTTATTTTGCATTTTTTTTGTAAAATTATTTTTTCTACGTAGTGAAATTGTTTTCCCTGTAATTCCTTTTGACAATTTTATTGACTTATAAAATGGAGTATTTGCATTTTTTTTATTACTAGATACTTTATTTATTTCATTATTAAACTTACTTGATAAATTATTTAAACGCAAAATAACCTCATCTTTATTAATAGGATGTATATTAGATGTATATAAAAATAAAAATAATTCTTTTAACATTTGAAATGCTTTTTTTTCATTTTCATTAAGTGTATCAATATTATCATATAAAGATTCCAATAATGGTAAATAAGTAGATATAAATCCCCATGTATCTATGTTATGAATAAAAACATTATCTAAATAAACTCGTAAATTTAATTTGTTATCTGAATAAATATATGTGTAGTGGATTAATATTTGCGTTAGATAATTACAAATAAACCGTATAGTGTTTGTGTCACCAATAGTAATCATATTATTTGTCTTTGTTTCTTTGGTGTTTAGATGTTTGGTTTTTGGGTCTTTGATTATTTTTTTTTCATCTTTATAATGATTCGTGTTTTTATTATCACTTAGTATTTTTAATATTTTATTAATTAATTTATAATGTCCTATACTTTTTCTCTCTAATAAAACATAAATAAAGTTTAAAACAAAATGAAATAATTTATCTTCGTCTTTTTTCTCAAAAAGAATTTTCCTATTTTTATCTATTTTTATATGTCTATTATTATCGTCGTGACTACCATAAATATTAAAATAATTATTAATAAAATTAGTATACATTGTTGTAAACATATCTGTAAAAAGAATGATTGAAAAGGGAACATTATATTGAAGACTACGGTTTCTCCATACTTCTGGTAAAGGATTATTTTTATAAGGTATATAAGTAGTGGATAATCCCCAATCAATTAAACGTGTGCTGAGTGAATCATTTTCATTTGTTTTTGTATCATCTACCAATATATTAGAATCTTTTATATCACAATGATAGACATTTTTTTCATTCATTGGTATAATACCATATTCAAACAAATGAATGAGTGAATTATTCAAAGTATTTAAATTAAAATAGGAAGTATTTTCATATAAATAATCATCCACAGGAACCCCACCATATGGAATATTTAAAATCTTCAATTCATTTAATTTAGTGTTAATGGTTTTATATGTTATCCCATCTTTTGGAAGAGCACTACATTTTTTTTTGAAATTGATTAAATCTGATAGTGATAATTTACTAGGTTCACATGGTTTATCTATATCATAAACCATAAAAAAATTTTTATAATTTGGTATACTTTTTAATTTATTTTGAATAATCATAATTTCATTATATTCTTTATCTGTGCGTTTTATTGTCATTAATTTACTTATGGTCTTTTTTTTTCGCGTTTTATTATTTTTACATTTTAAAGCTGGATAAAAAACACATCCAAACCCTCCTGATGCAATAACTTGACCCCCTTTTTTATGTTTTTTCTTTTTTATATGTGTATCTTTTATATCTTTATCTTTTATATCTTTATTCATTTATGTTATATTACATTAGACAAAGATTATATTATTTATCATATAGATAGTAAATTATTCCTATGATTAATAATAATATTACTATGTATATTATTTTCCCTTTTAATTTATTATATTCCATCATTTTAATATTTTTAGGTTTATATTCTTCATAATATTTCACATAAAAATCGCTAAGAGAGAAATTCGGTTTTTCCAATTTTGTATTTATTTTATTATGTATAAAATGTATCCACCGAACAAAAGATTCTTTATTATCCAAATAAGGTGATACAGGATATTTATCTAATAATTTACTGAATTCAGTAGATATATTTTCAATGGGAATAAATAATGGTAAATTTTGAATAAATTCGTAATATTTTTTCTTAGTAACAGAATTTGGATAATTGGGATAAGTGATTGATATTGTATGTAAAAAAAACCAATAATGTGGTCCCCAAATTTCAGGGTCTAAATAAGTCATTAGAATAAAATGATATAAAAATAGCTTTCTTTAAACATATAGAGAAAATACAAAATGAATAATAATATAAACATAAATTGTAATAATTGTGGTAAACTCGGACATGTATCTCATCAATGTAAATTACCCATAACTAGTTATGGAATGGTTGTATTTAGAAAAAGTGAGAATGGATATGAATATTTAATGATTCGTCGTAAAGATACATTTGGATATATAGATTTTGTTAGAGGTAAGTATTCGCTTTTAAACCTACAACATATAAAAAATAGTATAAACGAAATGACATTATTTGAAAAGGAACGTATTTTAAATTCAACTTTTGATGAATTATGGAAAGATATGTGGGGCGAATGTATAATGACGCAATTTAAAGGGGAAGAATTATTAGCATCCAAAAAATTTTATCAGATGTCTACTGGTATAAAAATGGATAATAATGAAATAGGCATATTAAATGATTTTGTTGAAAATAGTACAACAAAATGGCTTGAAACTGAGTGGGAATTTCCAAAAGGGCGTAAAAATTATAACGAAAAAGATATGGATTGTGCACTTAGAGAATTTGAAGAAGAAACCGGTATTCCAAAAATAAAAGTTTCTTTTATTGAAAATATATTACCTTTTGAAGAAATATTTGTAGGAACAAATCACAAGTCATACAAAAACAAATATTTTTTAGGATACATTAAAGATAATGACATAGATTTGTCACATTTTCAGTCATCAGAAGTAAGCAAGGTAGAATGGAAAACACTTGATAACTGTTTAGAAGCAATTAGACCTTATAATTTAGAAAAAAAACAGTTAATTACAAATATTAATAACGTTCTGCAAGAATATAGATTATATTGATATAATATAACTAATTATTATGAGTAAAAAAATAGGAAAAACAAAATTAATAAAAGATGCGGATAAAATAATTCTTTCTAATAACGATATAGCAATTTCTAACATTGATGCATTAATTTCTAATAATAATACAATAATAAAAGATAAAGAAAATATAGAAGATATATTTTTTGAACCAACGAATGAGTCAGATGAAAATATTGATTTTTGTAAGTTTAACTTACGTTCTGAATTTAAGGATTTAAAATGTGAAGATGAAAATTATTATTCAAATGATTGTAATAAATTTTTATTGAAAAAAGAATTGGTAGAGAGAAAATGTATAGAAGAAGATCCTAATAGTCGTCCTTATTTATATCCAAACTTAAATGATAAGAATTTTAATATTAAAATAGCATCAAAGAAAGAGTTCAATGATACTAAGTATGATGGTACAATTCATGAAAATATCAAAGAATATGCTGATTCTTTAAGTAAATTAGATTTTGAGTTACAACCACATCAAATATTTATAAAAAATTTTCTCTCATCGCAAACACCATACAATAGTATGCTCTTGTATCATATGTTAGGAACGGGTAAAACATGTAGTGCAATTGGCGTTTGTGAAGAAATGCGTGATTATATAAAACAAGTTGGAATTTCTAAGAGAATTATTATTGTTGCGTCTGAAAATGTCCAAAATAATTTTAAATTACAACTCTTTGATGAGAGAAAATTAAAATTAATAGATGGTGTATGGAATATTAAAGGATGCGTAGGTAATAAATTGTTGAAAGAAATTAATCCTATGAATATGAAAGGAATATCAAAAGAAAAAGTAATTAGTCAAATTAAAAATTTAATAAATACTTATTATTTGTTTTTAGGATATGGACAATTTGCAAACTATATTATCAAAACGATGAATTATTCCGATATTGTAGAAAGAGAGAAAGATAAACTTAAAAGAGATAAAAAACAAGAAAAATCGCGAACACAAATACAAATGTATAAAGATATGAATGTAACATTAAATAAAACGGTTATTAGACGTTTAAGAAATGAGTTTGATGATAGATTAATTGTTATTGATGAAGTTCATAATATTCGTAAATCTGATAATTCGGATTCCAAACACGTAGCTAGAAATTTAGAATTGTTAGTTAAATCTGCTGAAAATATGAGATTTTTATTTCTATCTGCAACACCTATGTATAATAGTTATAAAGAGATTATATGGTTATTAAATTTAATGAATATGAATGATCGGCGCGGAAAAATTCATGTAAATGATATTTTTGATAAAAATGGTGATTTTAAGAAAAATGGGGAAGAAATGTTAATAAGAAAAGCCACAGGTTATATTTCTTTTGTAAGAGGTGAAAATCCTTATACATTTCCATATAGAGTTTATCCGAATGTATTTGCGCCAAATCATACCTTTCCAGATATAAAATATCCTTCTTATCAAATGAATTTGAAAAAAATAAAATCAAAAGAGCAAATATTAAGTTTATATTTGACTAAGATAGGTGGTTGTAATAATTGTGGTGAATGTCAATATTGTATTTATAAATATATTATTCAAAAACTAAGACAAAAACAATTTTCTATTACTACCAAAAAAGGAGTTACTAAATCAATGCCTAGTTTTAAAAATATGGAATCATTTGGATATACATTATTACAGATACCATTAGAATCATTAATTATATCTTATCCAATGCAAGGTTTAAAAAATGTTACGAGTAAAATGCCCGTAGAAGAATATTCACAAGAATATTCAGAAGAATTATCAAATGAAGAATTGGAAGATTTTAATAAAGATATAGATCTTGATGAAGATCAAGACAATATTGAAGACGAAGATCAACCAATGGTTGATAAAGATGAATCGGAATATAAAACAGATGATACAAAAATAAAAGGTGGAGATGGTAATTCGGACGAAGAACAAGATGAAAAAGATCATGAAGATGAAAACGATCATGAAGATGAAAACGATCATGAAGATGAAAACGAAAATAAATATAATGTTGATAATGATTCTTTTGTAATAGATTCAAATAAATTAACTGGGAAGCAAGGTTTAGAGAGAATGATGGAATTTACTGATTCTAAAAACCCTCCACAAAAAGGTAATTTTAAATATAAAAAAACAACTTTGGACAAATATGGCAAAATTTTCTCTCGTGATATAATTGGAAAATATAGTTCTAAAATAAAATGTGTATTAGAAATGATTATGAACACAGAAACTAATAAGGTTTCAGAAGGAGTTATATTAATTTATTCACAATACATAGATGCAGGACTCATTCCAATGTCGCTCGCATTAGAAGAAATGGGATTTATTAGATTTGGAGATAAAAGTAAATCACTTTTTCATACTAAACCAACAGAAACAGTAGATGTAAGAACAATGAAACCAGCTAGCGATAAATCTAATTATATGCCTGCAAGATATGCTATGATTACAGGAGATAGAAGACTATCACCAAACAATGAATCTGAATTAAGCGTATTAACAAGTGAAAACAATAAAGATGGTCATAAAATCAAAGTCGTTTTAATTTCAAGAGCAGGATCAGAAGGAATTGATTTTAAATTTATTAGACAAGTACATATATTAGATCCTTGGTATAATATGAATTTAATAGAACAAATTATTGGACGTGCAGTTCGTAATTTTAGTCATAAAGATTTAGAATTTAAAAAAAGGAATGTGGAAATATTCATGCATGCAACTATACTTGATAAAAATAAAGAAGAAGCTGCGGATTTGTATGTATATCGTGTAGCTGAATATAAAGCTATTCAAATGGGGCAAATAAGCCGAATTTTAAAAGAAACAGCTGTGGATTGTATTATTAATCATGATCAGACAAATTTTACACAAGAAAAAATGAGTAAAATTATGAATGAAAAGGTTACACAGGAATTATCTAATGGAATGATTATAACAGATTTTAAAATTGGTGATGTACCATATTCAGCTGCATGTGATTATATGTCTACATGTAATTATTCTTGTAGACCAGATAAGGAAATAAATGATGAATTGAATGAAGATACATATAATGAAAACTTTATAAAAATGAATTCAGATAAAATACTACAAAAAATAAGAATGCTAATGAAAGAAAGTTTTTTTTATAAAAAAGATGTATTAATAAATGCAATACAAATACCTAAGAATTATCCATATATTCAAATATATTCTGCATTAACACAATTAGTAGATGATAATAATGAATTTATTGTAGATAAATATGGCAGAAATGGTAGATTGGTAAATATTGGTGAATATTATCTCTTTCAACCAATAGAATTAAATGATAAAAACGTTTCTATTTTTGATAGGTCGGTTCCAATTGACTATAAACGTGAAATGATTGATTTTGTTATAAATCAGAAGATAACTAATGAGGTTATAGATAAAAGAAATATAAATCGTTTATTATTAGAAGAAAATGAAAATAAAAATAAGAGTAAAAATAAAAATAAAAAAATTAATGAAAATGGAGAAAAAATAATAGAGGAATTCAAACAAAATATAGAATTAGCAAGAGAATTTTTAAAAATTGGTAAAGTTGAACGAGGTGATGACAACTGGTATAAACATTGTGGCGTTGTTATTAAAAAATTATCAAAAGAATACCCTGAAATGAAAGAGTATTTAATAACATTTTTATATGCACATATGATTGAACAATTAGTTTTTAAGGATAAGTTTGATTTATTAGATTATTTATATTCACTTGATAGCATAAAAGAAGATTCTTTGGAATTACAGTTAAAAAAGTATTTTGAGTCAAAAGTAATAACTACTAAACATTTTAAATCTATTATTATGCAGGATTTAAATAAAACTAAATTAATGATTTTAAATGGAGAAAATAGATGGGTATTGGCAGAACCCGAAGATCAACGTGAAATAATGACTGATGAGAGTGTAATTGCTATAAGGCAATTTAATGAAAAAGAATATAATAAATATGTAGGATTTATTGGATGTAAAAAAAATAATAATAATGTAATGGTTTTTAAAATTAAAGATATGAATTCTAAACGCGATACTGGTGCAACATGTGAAGAATCTGGAAAAGAAAAATCAATCCAAAAATTAAATTTAATACTTGGCGAAGAAAAATACACAAATGAAAATACAAAAATGGAGAAAAATAAAAATGGGGAAGTCATAAGAGAATCAATAGGACAAATAGAATTATGTATTATTCAAGAATTTCTATTGAGATATTATGAGGTCATTAAAAAAGACGGCAAAAAATGGTTTTTAACACCTGAAATGGCTATATATTATAAATTATATAAAATTATAACATAAATTTATAACATAAATTTATAACATAAATTTATAAAAAGATATATAAAAAGATATATAAAAAGATATATAAAAAGATATATAAAAAGATATATAAAAAGATATATAAAAAATAAGTTATGCAAAAATTTTTATTATTTCTAATACACTGTTTCTAATGTATTTATTTATAAGAATATTTCTTTTATAAATAAAATTGAAAAATAATTAAAAGATTATATGTATATAAATATAATAATGGAATCCATGCAAAAAATAAATAAACCTAAACGAAGAGAAACAAAGATAACCTCTATTTATTCTAGATGTTTGATTACAAGAAGCGTAACATTACCAATAACATCCATAGGAAAAAATATACAAGAAACAATAGAAAAAGCAGTATCTTCTTATTTTGAAGGTAAGTGTATTGTTGAAGGCTATGTAAAAACTGGCTCTGCAAAGGTAATAACTTTTTCAAGTGGAAATATTACACGTGGTAAAGATGTTTCGTTTCAAGTAGTATTTGAGTGTAATATTTGTTTTCCAGTAGAAGGTATGTTGATTTCATGTGTTGCACAGAATATTACGAAAGCTGGAATAAAGGCATCTAGTGCGGACGAAAATCCATCACCAATTGTTGTTTTTGTTGCAAGAGATCATAATTATAATAATCAAATGTTTTCTGAAATAAATGTAGGGGACAAATTTAATGTAAGAGTTATTGGTCAAAGATTTGAACTAAACGATAAATATGTATCTATTATTGGAGAATTAGTAAAACCAAGAACAAATATAGGTTTTAATAAAGAAGTGACTAAGTCTAAAATTGTTATTGAAGATTTGTAATATCTTTTGCATTGTAAATAAGAAAAGGTTTAAAAACACTTTTATTTATTATATATGGAAAAATTATCCGTAGAAAATGAAGAAAATGCTTCTAATAATATAATAGATAACCTTAATTATATTCGGAATTCTATTGAAAGTATGAATAAATTTAATCAGATTGAAACCTTACGCATTTTAAAGAATCATCCATCTGTTTTTTTAAATGAAAACAAATATGGAGTTCATATAAATCTTTCAGAATTAGATGAAACTATATTACATGAATTAAAAATGTATATTAATTATGTGAATGTACAAGAAACACTCCTGAATAAAGGCGAAAAACAAAAACAAGAGTACAAAAACACATATTTTACAAAAGATATTAAAGATAATTAGGTGAAATATATAAGACAAATATTATATGATTTTGAATTCTTATTATAAAGAAGATATAAATAAAGATATAAATAAAGATATAAATAATCAAGATATTGATATTGTAAAAAGTTTAAATAATTACGTTTTAGATGAAGCTAATATGAAAAGGTCTTTGAAATATGTTCAAACAATGTCAAACAAACCAAACAAATCAAATAAGTGTGAGTCAAATAAATATTATAAAAACGAAAAGGAAGAAAAGGAAGAAAAGGAAGAAAAAGAAGAAAAAGAAGAAAAAGAAGAACCTATTATTTTTTATCCAAAGGAAAAAGATTCATTATTTTGGTGTTTTTATATTATGAAGTATGGAGAATTTCAATATGAAATAGCTGAAAATAAAAATATAATTACAGAAAAAAAAATAAAAATTGATTATGTTGAAAGAATAAGAAAGGAAAAACAAGTAATTAAACCATATAAGTTTTCTTCTTTAACGAATTTGGAAAATAATTTAGCGAATGAAATGAGATTATGTTTAAGTTCTTTTTTATCATTAGGTGTTCTTGAAAATCTTAATATTTTGTTTATTAGAAACAAAACTTTTTATGAATTACGTATGAATGATACAGAGAATTTTTTCATTATTTATCAACATTCATATAATAAAAACAAATATGGATTAAGAATTTCAAAAGATATAAATGAGGTTATTGAATTGAAGAGTAAATTATTTCAAATAGATAATATTGAAAAACCTATAAAGGCGTTTTCTGCTTATAAATTACAAGATTTATTTAATATATATAATAAACTTGTGGACACTAAGGAAACAGAAATGCTTAAACCAAAAAACAAAAAGGATTTATATGATATTATTATAAAATATGTAAACTAATATTTTAGTAATATTCTAGTAATATTCTTGCAATAGTTTGGTAATATTTTTTGATAATATATTTTACTAATATATTATCAATATATTAAAAAATTGAACTATAATTTAAAAATATGTAACAATTATATATAATAATGTCTTCAAATGAAAACCAAAGTAAAAATATAAATATATCTACACAAAAATCTCAAATGCTTGATGATAAATACCAAAAAATATATGATGATTTAGATGAGTCTTTGAAAAAACAAGTAGATAAATATTCAGATAAAATAGTCAAACAACAATTATTAGAGGATATAGATAATCCAAAATTGAAAGAAAAATATGATTCATTTGGACAAAAAATGAAAATGAAATTAGATGCATTTCCAATTAAAGACAAATATCGTATGTTGAAAGAAATAGTAAATAAATCAAGCATGGATAATGGTAATGGTACTAGTAATACTAATAAAACCAAAATGGACGATGAATTAACCACACAACTTTCCAAATCACGTGATATAGAATATCAAGAAATGTATGATAAATTGGATGATTATACGAAAAGGCAAGTCAATAGATTATCTACTAAAACAGAAAAACAACAATTAGTAAAAGATATTTATGAAAAATTAGATGATGAATATCAAGAAATGTATGATAAATTGGATGCTTCTACAAAAGAAAAAGTAAACCATTTATTTAATAAAAATAAAAAACAGGAGGTATTAAAAGACATTTATGATCCTGAATTACAGTCTGTATTTGATAATCTTAGTGATTTGTTAAAGTTTAAAATAAACGACAAAAATATTGTTGAAAAATACACTACGTTAAAGCAAATGTTGATATCTAATGAAAAAGAAAAAAAAGAAAACGTCTCTAACACAGAATTACAAAAAGAACTATTTGATGAAGATGATAACCATAATCAAACGAATCAAACGAATCAAAAAAAGAATTACGACAGTAAAAAGAATTCTGAAAGTCTTCCTACACAATTAGATAACTTAGTGAAAACATATTATTCTAGAAATCCTTTTACAAGAAGTGAAAAAGAAGTTCCAGAATTAGAAGTTCGTTTTGGAACAAAAGGACGTAAACATTTAAATAAGACGGATTATGAAAATGTAATAAAAAAGTTAAAATCATTAGGTTTTGAAAATGTGGATCCAAATGGTGAATATTATTTACGTATTAATTGTGAATTTTTGGATAATATTACAGGAAGATTTAAATTATCAGATGTGCGTGTTGATATTCCAGGATTAAATAATATTCAAAACTATTGTAAAAATAATGATATTAGAGAATTATACACAACTGGTGTGCCTATTGGATTTCTTAAAAAGATACGTGTCCAAAATAATAAAGGTGATAAAGTATTCCCTGTTTATTTTAATGATTTTAATTTCAGCGTTTCCTATGTAAATGAAACAACTATCAAAGATGGATTAAAATGGTACATTATTGAAAATTGGAAAAAGTCCAAAAAAACATTTCGTTATTTGAATCGCGTTACTTTTACTCATCCTGAATATCCATTTAATATTGATATTAGTATTGTAAAATATGCAAATCGTGGTGCGGATAGATTTGGTAATGCAGACCGTGGTGAGATAATTAGAGTTTACACAACAGAAGAATCAAATGTATTTAAAAACATAGAAACATATGAGATTGAAATTGAAGTAGATAATAGAAAAATTGGTCCTGGGACTTTGTTTAATAATCCTACTATTTTGGTTGCTTCTTTACGAAAAGTCATTAAAATGATTCTTTGTGGATTACAAGGAACCAATTTTCCTATCTCTTATCCAGAACAAAATGAAGTATTAGAAAATTATATGAAACTTATTTGGAAGGAAGAATATGTTCCAAATAAGAGAATAACGCCCAAAAATTTTATTGGCCCTAACTCTAAAACGCTACAATTAGTGAATATTTGTACTATTAGCGAAAATTCATTACAACCAAATATAAGAAAAGATTTTGTAGTTACTGAAAAAGCAGATGGAAAAAGACATTTAATGTATATTAATGATAAGGGAAAAATATACTTGATAAACATGAATATGGATGTGATTTTTACAGGTGCAAAGACTAATAATAAAGATTACTTCAATTTATTGATGGATGGTGAGCTCATTGCTCATGATAAAAATGGAAATTTTATAAATTTATATGCAGCTTTTGATATTTATTATTATAACAATAAAGACATACGTCAATTATCCTTTATTCTTATTGAAAAAGAAGTGGATAATTTATATAATGCTAGATATCAAATTTTAAAAATGGTAACCAATTCTTTAAATCCTGTATCCATATTAGATAATATTTCTGAGTCACCATCAGAAACACAATCATATAAAAAAGGGATGGACAATATGCTTGAAAGATTGAAAGATTCAAAACAGTTTTCATCACCTATAAGGGTTATATCAAAAACATTTTATCCATATACATCTAAGCTTTCCATATTTAGTGGATGTAATGAGATATTACAAAAAGTAACAGAAAATAGATATGAATATGAAACAGATGGATTAATATTCACTCATGCATATTATGGTGTGGGAGGTGATAAAATTGGTGAAACAGGTCCAAAGTTTAAAAAGGCTTGGGATTACTCTTTTAAATGGAAGCCGCCTAAATATAATACCATTGATTTCTTAGTAACTACTGTGAAAAGCGCAAATAATGATGATGTAGTTAAAGCTGTATTTGAAGATGGATTAAATATGGATATAGTTACACAAATTAGTGAATATAAAACGATTGAGTTAAGATGTGGGTTTAATGAACAAAAAGATGGATATATAAATCCTTGTCAAGATGTTATAGAGGATAAAATGCCTGATTTTAAAACAGACAAATTCGGGGATAAAGATAACAATTATAATAGTATTTATCCTGTTAGATTTTATCCTACTGAACCATATGACCCAAATGCTGGATTATGTAAAATAATGCTTAAAAATGATGATTCAGGAACAAAACAAATGTTTACAGAAGAAAACGAAGTTTTTACAGATGATACCATAGTAGAATTTAGTTATGATTTTGATCGTGAAGATGGATGGAGATGGGTACCATTAAGAGTAAGATATGATAAAACAAGTGAATATAGACAAGGATTTAAACAGTATGGAAATTCCTATGAAACGTGTAATAGTAATTGGAAATCTATTCATTATCCTATTACGGAAAATATGATATGTACAGGACAAAATATTCCAGATATTTTAGTCAATGAAGACACCTATTATAATACTCCCACTGGCAAATTTATGACAGAAGCGATGAAAAATTTTCATAATTTATATGTTAAAAAACTACTTATTAAAAGTGTAACCAAACAAGGAGATACATTAATTGACTATGCTTGTGGAAAGGCAGGTGATTTACCTAAATGGATTGGAGCAAAATTATCATTTGTTTTTGGAATAGATATTTCAAAGGATAATCTTGAAAATCGTCTAGATGGTGCATGTGCACGGTTTTTAAACGCAAAAAAAATTAATAAAAATATTCCTTATGCATTATTTGTAAATGGTAATTCTGCTTATAATATTAAGAATGGTAGTGCTATGTTGAATGATAAAGCCATTCAAATTACAAAAGCAGTATTTGGTGTTGGTCCAAAAGAAGCGGATAAAATTGGTAAGGGTGTAGCTAGACAATATGGTGTGGGTGAGGAAGGATTTCATGTATCTTCATGCCAATTTGCTACACATTACTTTCTTGAAAATCCAGATACTTTACAGGGATTTTTGAAAAATATTTCTGAATGCACAAAACTAAATGGGTATTTTATTGGAACGGCATATGACGGAAAATTGGTTTTTAATATGCTTAAAAAGTTTAAAACTGGTGAAAGTGTACAAATAATAGAAGATGGTAAAAAAATATGGGAAATTGTAAAAGGATATGGATCTGATCGTTTTGATGATGATTCAAGTTCTATTGGTTATAGAATTGATGTATTTCAAGAGTCTATTAATCAACTTATTTCAGAATATTTAATTAATTTTGACTATTTTACACGCGTCATTGAAAATTATGGATTTAAACTTGTGAATAGAGAAGAGGCTAAGCATATGGGTCTTCCAGATGGTACAGGGTTATTTAGCGATTTGTTTACAAATATGGAAATGGAAATTAAAGCAAATAAGTATATTGCCAAAGACTATAAAAATGCAATGAATATGACCTCTTATGAAAAGAAGATATCCTTTTTAAATAGGTATTTTGTCTATAAAAAAATTAGAGAAGTAAATGCTGATAAAGTACAGCTTGAATTTAGTGAATATACTGAATATGAAATGAATGAAAATAAAAAAGAATCAAATAAAGAGGTTTCTGTTTCTAATAAGGAAATGAATACACTTAAACCTGAAATTAAAAAATTGGGTAAAAAAATAGTTTTGAAAGAAGATAACGTAGAACCAAATAAAGAGGAAACTACAAAGAAACAACCAACAAAACGTAAAAAATTGGTTATTGTTGATGAATAAAATAAATAATAACTTAAACAAATAGTGTATTATTTATATAATTTTATGATCTATTATAAATTACCAATATTTAATAACAATATAACTGTAAATCCAAAACTAGAAAAAGAAAAATGCTTACCATTTATTTCAAAAAGCATTTATTCTTATTGCAATGAAACAATAAATTACATAATGAATCATTGTTTAAATAATATTATTGAAGACAAAAATATAGAATATATTACATCTATTATTCAATCATATGGATATACAAATATTGATATTCCACAAATTAGAAATTATATTATTCAATCACATAAACCAAGTAATTTATTTTATGAATTATTAGAAATTTTAAGTATAACACAAATTTTAAATGAATTGAATGATAATATAAATGCGTTACATATATCAAAAAATGAGGATTCAATTGATGTTGTTCATCATATAAATATAATAAATAAGAATAAACAAATTTATGATAAACATTTTTTTACACTATCAGAATATGAAAACAATGATAATAGGTGTTTTGATTTCATTTTTATAGAAATGTTAGAATATGACAATAATAATGTAAATAAATACATTTGTCATTTTATAGAAAGTATTATGATAGTTTTAAATAGTCAAAATAAAGATGGTACCTTTTTAATTAAGACAAATTATATATTTCATAAACCAATGGTTGATTTATTATATTTATTATCTAACCTTTTTGAAAAAGTATATATAATTAAACCATCCGTAAGTAATATGGCAAAAACTGATAGATTTATATTATGCAGTAAGTTTGTTTCAGATAAAAATAAAATAAAAACGTGTAAAGAAAAATATAATATATTTTTAGAATTATTGAAACTCAAAGATGATAATGAAGAAAATATAACATCTATTATTGATTTAGATATTCCTTGTTATTTTATAAATAAGTTAAATGATATAAATTTAATAATAGGACAACAACAATTAGAGTCATTAAACCATATTATACATATTTTAAAAAGTAAAAATCAAAATGAAAAATTGGAACAACTACAAAAAAATAACAAACAAAAAGGCATTTTATGGTGTGAAAAATATATGATATCTTATAACAAAAATTTAGAAAAGCCTAATGCTTTTTTAAATTACAAACAAACATCAAGTAATAAAGAAGATCCTAATATTTTTATTTTTGAAAAATCTTGAAATGGTAAATGATATTTTTTATATTTTTATTGGTATTGATCTTGAAGGAGTATTATAAGTATTTGGGCTTTGTGAATAGTGATTTGTGTTAAAAACAGTTCCTTGATAATAACGATAGGGTGATGGTTGAGATGCAGGTACTTGATATTCGGGTAGTTGTTTGGAATAATAACACACTTTTTTATTTTGGAATGGATATATATTAGGAGGCGCATTACATGTTTGCTGTGATTTATTTTTATAAATATTTGAAACATTATTAGCATTACCTCTATATAACTCATTCGCTGTAACCAATCCTAATCCAGTATTATTATTGTTTTGTATGGAAGCAGCATTAGTAGAAATAGTATCTACATTTAACTTTAATATTCTTGTACTACTAGATACAGCTCCTTGTTTTGCATATTGTGGATTATTTGGTTTATAAACAGTAAGCTTACAACCAACTTGATTCGCAGGACCGGCAAAAGGAACACCCCAATAGGGATTATTAATAAAATCTATAAATTTTGAAATGACTATTTTTGATTCATCAATTGGTAAATTTTTTAAATAAATAAATAAAGCATCAAAATTGTATGTATTTAATGCTATAAATTCATCAAATTGTGTTTGAGTTAATAATCCATCTTTTAACATAGAATTTAAAAATTTTGTAATTAAAGCAATTTCAGTAGCTTCATATATTTCTCCATTTGGAAAACAATTTGCTAAATAAGTATTAAAGGTTGTCAATGCACTTCCGGGTTTTGCTAATTCCAACTCACGAGCAGTAAAACCACTCTGTAATTGTAGACTTGTTTTTACTGGATCTATTTGTTGGAAATTAAAAGATTTCTGTTCATAAGTTTGACAACGATTTTGTAAATATTGTTTTGTAGTTGTATAATAATTTTTTTTCAAATTAGTACTTGCATATATTACTCTTCTTCTTGCTTTTCGTTCTTCATTGCAACATAAACGTTTATTTTCTGTATTTGGTTCTGGGTTTTCTGTTAAATAAGTATTATTCGGATAATAAGATGCTATTATACCAACACCCTCACATGTTTTACAATTTTTGTCTAATTCTAATATGTTGTTTCTTTCATCTAGTGTATTTTGTTTTACTATAAAACTACCAGGTTTATCTTGTAGTTCATTTAGTAAACCACTGCCTCCAAAACCGCCACCAAGTGACGTGCCTTTACTAGATAAAACAAAACGATTCATATTATAATTTATTAATTCTATCTCATTGTTTTGTTGTGATGTATTTGTATCACTTATTTGAATTGGTGTAGAAGGAATAACACGTCCTTTTCTATATTGTTTAAGTGGACGTGGAATAAAAACTCTTGTTTTATGATAAGTTCTTGAAGGAAAAGAACCTGATAAAAATACGTTTCCTGCATCTCTGTTTGTAAGTGGTCTTATGTGACTAGGTGCAGTTCCAACAGGATTACTTAGAACGCCCGTTCCTTTCCAAGTTATATATTGTCCCGGTAATGTGGCATTATAACGACCACCAGAAGGCATGCTTCTCATACCCTGTGGATAAAATGCAGTAGACATTATTATATTATTATATTATTATTATAAAAAATAAAAGTAATATAACATAGATAGCATTTATTATTGTTTTTATTTTTTTGTATTATTTGTATTATTTGTATTATTTAAATAAAATGTATAATTTTTTATTTTTGTTCGTTTTTTATTTTTGTTCGTTTTTTATTTTTGTTCGGTTTACTAAATGTTTTACATACGTCTCTTAGATTTTCTTGTTTTACATGATTTAACATGTTTATGACGTTTAGTGCATTTTCGTTTTGTTTTTCTTTTTCTACCGCCTACCCAAACTTGTGCTTTTGCTGTTGGTATTCCATTTACAGGTGCAGCGCTAGATGCTATATTAGTTAAAGAAGTATTAGCTGTATAACCTCCTTTTTTTCTTTTTCTCATACCGCCTGAGGTATTAGAATCATATTGAGTGGAAGGTGCAGAAGTTGGACTAGCAGGTACAGAAGTTGGACTAGCAGGTACAGAAGTTGGACTAGCAGGTGCAGAACTTGGACTAGAAGACATTGAGGATGGATATAATGAACTCATACTACTCACACCATTTGAAGCCTTTTTAGCTACACTATTCGCAGTACTCGTAATTGAACCGAGTGCACTATTAAACATATTCGTTAAGTCTCCTCCTTTTCTATTTGTTTTACTACGTTTTACCATGAATGTTATATAATATTATAAGAAAAATTAATTATAATATAAATATAAATTTTTATTTCTTAATTTGTTTATAAGCATAAAAACCAGCTAGTGCTCCCAATATTTCAACCATTATATATGGTATTACATCATAATTAGGTATTTTACCAGCACTATACAGAGCAATCGCGACAGCAGGATTAAACGCTCCTCCTGAAATAGCTCCTCCCAAAAGAACACAAATGGCTAAAATAGCCCCAATAGCCATCCAATTATTTGTATAAAATATAACAAAGGAAAGTAAAGTAGTGCCTATGAATTCTACTAAATATTTGTTCATATAAATAATATATATATTATTTATATTATTTATACAATTTATATAATTTCTAAAATTAATATATATTTCTTGTTCTATATTTATAAGTAGGAACAGGACCCAAACTTAGTAATAATCTTTCTTTATATTCTTGACCAAGACCTCTTTTACTCCACCAATAATATATTCTGTTTTGACCACCGACGCGTGATCGTGGATTTCCACATAATATTGCAGCAGATGTTCGCGAATAACTACCTAAACCAGGAGTAGGTGTCAAAGATGGAAACGCGTAATTACTTCCCATTTATATTAATGGTAAATATTTTATTTATTTTTTTGATTAATTTGTTTTGTTTAATTGAATTTTTAATAATTTTGCCTTACAATAGATCCCCAACCACAAGTTGCACCATTTCTTAAACTATAATTTTCAATGGCACCTTTCTTTTTTGGTGCTACACAACCTCCTGATCGTGCTCTTCTTATAGTAGTTCTGGTACTACTTGGAAAATAATTTTTTGTTGAAATAGGTGCTTGAATAGGTAAATTTACTTTATATGCACTTTGTCCAACTGCATTACTTTTTTTTATATCTACGTACATTGAGGAAGGTATGGGTGTGATATAATTCATATGACCGGTAGTTGGACGCCTTCTTCCAGTAGAATAGCTATAAAAAGAATATTCATTTGTAGTTGCTATCGCTCTTTCTCTTTGTATAGCCTGTGATTTTACACTTTGAGCAGTTCTTAAATAATGTAATCTAGCGTTTGTATTCATTTCTGAATTTACAGGTTCTTGTGATGGATAAAATTGTGGTGGTGTAGGTCTAATACCAACAAGTGTACCATAACTGTGATAAGGTATGGCACAAGGATATTGATTTGTACTTAATGGTCCTGTAATAGGTGCATTTACATAATTATCATAAGACATAGACCCTTTGGATGTAGTTACACTATATGGAGTAGTCATTTATATAAGTTATGATAAAATTATTTCTTAATATAATTTGGATTTCCACAATAAGCACAATTTATGTACAATTGTTCATTTATTACAGAATTATATTTTTTACATTTAGAACATGAAAAAATGTATGGGTTGTTTCTTAATGTCCAATTCATATCGTGATTTTTATTCTTTATTCTCTCGCGGTGTCCTTTATCCATTTATATCATAAAAATAAAAAACATTTATTTTTATAATATTTGACTTCTAAATTATTTAATGTAATTTATTATTTTAGTATTTATTATTTTAGTATCGTTTAATAGCCCTCATTGCCGATTGGCTGGCATTATAATTATCGCCGCCATATGAAAGATCATTATAGTTTTTAACTATGGCTTTTTGTTTTAAGTAAGTAGTATAATCAGAACTATCATATACGTATTTTACATTACATGCAGATGCTGGTATTCTATCATTTAATTGAAGATTACTATAAATAGCAGATGGAATACACGTAGACTGTACAGAACCAAAACTTTGTTTTAGACCATGTAATCCTGGTCTTGACTGAAAAGTTTGACATGTACCACCACAAGAATAATTTAATCTGCTTAATAAATCACCTGCATTATTTACAGCGCGAAAAGGTGTAGTAATAGATTTTTTTATTTTACTTTGTCTTAGTTGACGATTATAATTAGTATTCCATGCTTGTTTTAATGTAAAACGAATATTTTCAAATTCGCGAAAATTCTTATCTACTGTTTGATTTTGTTGAGGCATATATCCTTTAATTGCTCCTCCTGAACTTTTAGGGTCAACAACGTATGGTGATGCTTTACCTCCACTTCCACCTATTGAACTAAAATATCCGATTGATGTCATTTATATATTAGAATACTAAAAAACTTTTTAAAATATTTATATACTTTCCTAAATAACGTTTATAAAATAACGTTTATAATCAAAATGTGTGTTTAATTAAATAAAACAAATATAAAGATATAATGTAATAATATATAATGTTATCAGATAATGAGAGAGAAAATGTCCTAAGAGAGTTTCCAAAAATTAAACTTGCTTATGAAAATATTATACATAAGCAAGTTTATAATTATAATATTATAATGGCAATTCCTTGTGGAATTAAATGTTTTGCTTGGTTCACAGAATATAAAAATCAAAATGTTTGTTTTATTATGGATCTAAATGAAAATAAGAAAATAATTAAAATTAGGATAACTAATGTATGTTTTAAAAGCGAATTAGCGTATAATACTATATTATATGGTACATTATTTCATCATTTAAATCATCCATTTTTCGCATTTGAAGATGTATTTTTTTATAAAGGTAATAATGTATCACGACAAAATTGGTTAGAAAAATTTCATCTATTTAATACTATTGTGCAGAAAGATATAAAGCAAATAGCTTATAATAAAAATTGTACTATTTTTGGGATACCTCTTTTAAGTAACAACATAGATGATTTGATGAATAAAATAAAGGAGGTTCATTATAAAATAAATATATTGCAATTTAAAGTCTATAAAAATGGCAATCAATTTTTATATATGTCTTTTCAAAATTATCTTGATTATCTTGATTATGAAAAAAATAAATCAAATAATTTACAGCATTATAAAGTAGAAAATACAAAACCAAATCAAACCCATCATTTAAAACCAAATGTAAATCAAGTACAAAATAAAAATCAAATCCAAAATAAAAATCAAGTACAAAATTCAAATAAAAAAACTGTTGTTTTTAAAATAAAGCCATCTTTGCAAAACGATATTTATGATTTATATTGCGTATCTGATGATCGTAGCAAAGAAATTTATTATGATGTAGCGTATATTCCTAGTTTTAATAGTAGTGTTATGATGAATCGTCTATTTAGAAATATTAAGGAAAATAAAAACTTGGATAAATTAGAAGAAAGTGATGATGAAGAAGAGTTTGAAAATGTAAAAGAAGGTCGTTTTGTGAACCTAGACACGAATCATAATATGGTATGTATGTATAATCATAAATTTAAAAAATGGATTCCATTATGTGTAGCAGATAATAAAACAAATATAGTAAATCATGGTAATTTATCAAAAATAGTATAAATATATAAATTTTGTAAAATGATAAAGAATATAAATATTTAAAAAATTATAAAAATTATAAAAAATACAATATTATATATATTTATTATATATAAAATTATGTCAGCTGGTTCAGGAGCGTCTAATTTAGGTTATGGACGAATAGCTCCATTTAGTAATATTAATGGTAAGTATGTAAATCCCGATAGTTCAAATAGTCCTGCATTATTTGGTTCTAATGAAATTCAAGGACTACCAGGATTAGCAGGAGCAAAAAGTAACATAGATGCTGCAAACGGTTATGTTCCTGGAATTTGTTTATTTAAAGGAGGAGCAAAACATTTTAAAAATAAAATAAAAAAAATATCTGGGAAATATAAGATGAAAGGGAAAAAACATACTAAGCGTATAAAATCAAGAATTATGTCTAGATTTGCTAGACAATCACGTGGCACAAATAGTAAACGCAAAAAAACAATGCGTAGAAGAAGAACCATGCGTAGAGGACAAAGAGGTGGAATGATTCCTTATCCTCCTGGATATGGACAATACCAAAACAATCTACCTATGACACAAACTTATTCAGTCGGAGGACACTTAAATGCTAATAATCTAGCATTAGCAAATCCGCCTCCTTATCATGTTTTATCTAATTGCACAAATTGCACAGATAATTATAATCATTATACTGGTAAAGGTTTCCCTAGTAGAGGACATTAATCATTTTCAAATAATATATAATTTAAATATACAATTTAAATATACAATTTAAATATACAATTTTAAGCAAATATATAAAATATAAAATATAAAATACATTTTATATATTATGACAGTTGTATTAATAACAGGAGGTTTAGGATATATAGGATCTCATATTGCAGTAGAGCTTTTAAATTCAAATGATGCATATACAGTCATTATTATTGATAATTTAGAAAATTCAAAATTAGAAATGGTAGATACTATTAAAAAAAACAAAATAACTAAAAACAGCAACGAGGTTTTATTTTATAATATAGATATGAAAAATATAGATGAAACAGATAAAGTATTTGAAAAAAATAAAATAGATATTGTAATTCATATGGCAGGATATAAATCTGTAAATGAATCTATTATGGATCCTATATTATATTATAATAATAATTTGGTTAGCACATTAAATCTAATTTATATTATGAAAAAATATAACTGTAAAAATATAATATTTAGTTCATCTGCAACCGTTTATGGAAATGCGTCAGTACCTTATGATGAGACATCCACTGTTGGGATTGGATTAACAAATCCATATGGTAAGACAAAATATATGCAAGAAGAAATGTTGAGAGATTTATATATATCTGATAATAGTTGGAGTATCGTTATTCTAAGATATTTTAATCCTATCTCTCAAAAAAACAATTCGCTGAGAGAAAAAACAAATGGTATTCCTAATAATCTGTTTCCTTATTTAGTAAAGGTACATAATAAAGAAATGGATGTTTTAAATATTTATGGTAATAAATATAATACAGTAGACGGAACTTGTGTAAGGGATTTTATACATGTTTTAGATCTAGCAGATAGTCATATACAATTATGTAATTATATTGTCATGAATCAACCTCATAATATTGGATTAAAAACATATAATGTGGGAACTGGAAAAGGAATTAGTGTAAAACAATTGATAGATGCTTTTGAAAAAGAAAATAATACAAAATTAAATTATCAATTTGTTGGAAAGAGAGAAGGCGATTTGGAAATATCTTATGCGGATGTATCTTTAATATATAAAGATATAGGTTGGAAAACTAAGTATGGAATAAAGGATATGGTTAAATTATAGATTTTTATTTTCATACAATCTACCTTCTGTACCACACATATGACTAAATTTCCTTGCAGTAGTACAGTAAATATAATCTGTTATTTCAATATCTTTGACTCCTGTGACCAAAAAATCTACCGTTTTTTGCGTATTCGTGACTACTGGATACAAAGCACATTTACCATATTTATTATCACTCACGATTTTTCCACTTTGTGAACCATGTCTAAAAAACTTACAATTTACACAAAGATTAGGTGTAATTTCTGTCAAAGAAAAAATGGGTAAAATAATAGAACAAATAATGGTAATAATATATTTCATATTGTATTGCATATTGAATTGTATTGTATTGGATTGTATTGGATTGTATTGGATTGTATTGGATTGTATTATATTCAAAAATCTATTTAAGTAATTTTTGAATAAAATAAAAGGAGGATTTGGAACAAAATAAATATATCAAGATTAGATTTTCTCCGTATATTCTTTTCCGTCATTTCCGCATTTGCTAGCATTAAATCTACAATTCCTAGCTAAATCATATTCAATTTGTCCAGTAATCAAATTCACCTCACCAAACTTTTTACATCTTCCATATTGAAAATCACATGGAATTGGGTCATATGGATAATTATTTGTATGTTCAATAAAATGTAAACATTTTGAACAAATAGGTAATTCTGTATTCCTTATGATAAATTTTCCAGTAGAGAAATTTGTATTAAATATTAAAAAATAAATAAGCTTATACATTTTATTATATTAATAAATATATCTTTATATTCTTTTTTTCATGTAAAATGATGTGAGTTGAATCCAATTATACAAAACTTCATCCAAATCTGTTTCTTCATTTGGTAAATTCTCCTTTAAATATTTTGGGCTAAATTTTTCCCGTATTTTCGGCTCTCTAATTTTGACCCATAACCAATCCCTCAACTGTTTTTTAAATTTAAATAAATAATACAAATAACGAAACTGATGTAATATTTTTACTCTTTTTTTTATTATTGGTATTTCATCAGACCTTATTATTTCACTAATTGGATTTTTTCTAAAACAAAATTGTATCTGTTCTACTAGTTTATCATTTAACAGTGGTAAAGAAGTCAATTTATTATATTCACAATATAATATTTCTAATTTTTCATTTAAAGGAGGTAAATAAGTCAACTCATTATTGTTACAATACAATTCTTTTAAATTTATATTCAATAAAGGTAAAGATTTCAAGCGATTATTTCCACAATATAACATTTCTAATTTTTCATTCAAATGCGGTAAAGTAGTCAATTCATTATTATCGCAATACAATTCTTTTAAATTTGCATTCAATAATGGTAAAGAAGTCAAGTTATTATTATTACAATGTAAAAATTTTAAATTTTTATTTAAAGGAGGTAAATTAGACAATCCATTATTGTCACAATATAATTCTTTTAAATTTGCATTCAATAATGGTAAAGATTTTAAGTAATTGTTACCACAATATATTTTTTTTATTTTTTCATTCAGTAAAGGTAAATAAGTTATCTTATTAAAATAAGAATATAATACTTTCAAGTTTTCATTCAAAGGAGGTAACGAAGACAGATTATTATTGTAACAATATAATATTTCTAATTTTTCATTCAAATTTGGTAAAGCAGTCAGTTTGTTATGAGAACAAATTAATGTTTTTAAGTTCTTAGGTAAAGGAGGTAAAGAAACTAAATCGTTATTATCACAAATTAATTTTTCCAAGCTACTAGGTAATGTAGGTAAAGAAGTCAAATGATTCAAATTACAATATAATCTTTTTAAATTTGTAAATTTTGAAATATTATCTGGAATATAATTTATATTTCTTTCTGATACATCAATTTCTTCTATATCTTCTATATCTTCTAGTAAAGAATCAAAGTAATTTTCAATATCAAAATTAATATCAATCTCAGAATTCATGTCAAAAACTATTATGTTTTGTATGTATATGTATAGTTTAAATACTTTATTTGTATTATTTTGATATCAATTTTCTTTTAATCCTGTATACTTATGCCTTTACATTTAACCATTTTATAAAAAAAACGTAATAAATAACACATAATAAATAACACATAATAAATAATAAATAATAAAAAGAAGGATTTTTATATCCAATTATCTAACACTGTATCCAAATCTGCGTGTTCATCAGGTAAATTCACTATTAAATAAAAAACAATATAAAACTACAACAAGTAATATAATTACAATGGACAATAAAAATAAGAAAATTATAATTGAAAATGCAAATAAGATATCATATATCAAAACGGATAATAACAAAATTATAAATGAAAAATGTATAAAATGGGTAAAAAAAATGGATGATTGTTTGGCAGTTTGCACAAAATCAACAGGTTGTAATATAGACAATGGTGATGGTACCCATAAAATATGTAAAATATATAATCTAGATAGTTATAATAAACTGAATAAATATTTTGAATAAAATATACCATTTATAATAATACTAATTTACATATAGAGATAAAACTATTTATATTGATAAATGGTTTTATTTGGTGTTGAAAATATAAGACAAAAATTTTCAAAAGAGTCCAACACAAAATCTTGTTTGGTTATAACAACGAATGAAATAACAAATGAAATACTTAAATTAGTAGACACGCGAACAACTAAAAACATTGTTTTTGAAGTTCCTTTTCATAATGTGCTTAGTCATAAAACAACCGACATAACATTTGATTTTACAGCAGATATTTGGACATGGAACAGATTTGTATCCAATATAAAACATTTGGAGCTTAGAGGGAAATTGGTTAAAAACCAATGGAACGTTCAACATTTTGAGTGTATGTCATCTATGAGAAGTTTATATATTGGAAGCACGGATTATGCGTTATTTGATAATGAGGATATATCAAAACTACCTATGATACCATATATTTTACTTAATGGTTATGGGTTGGTAATATGTAGTGAAAATATGGAAAAATGGTTGGAAAAATTAAAATTAAACAATTGTATATGTGAAAGATGTTATTAGTATTAGTATTACTATTATACCAAGCAAAGAAAAATGATAATAATAAACAGTTGTAGTTATTACTTATATAAAAAATATATTAAAGGTTTATTATTAATATTTATTATTAATTATAGAAGATTAATCTCCTTTTTCTATAAAAGTGTCTATAAATAATCGGTGTTTGAAATGTTAAAAGGTCTAATAAAAGGTCTAATAAAAAATCTAAGTGTAAATCCGAAAAATAACGGAGTTTCATATTTATTATATTTATAGTGAGTGTTTTTATATCCAATTTTCCAAAACTGTATCCAAATCTATATCTTCACCATGTAAATTTTCTAACAAATACCTAGGATGATATCTTTCACGTATCAGTGGTTCTCTTATTTTTATCCATAACAAGTCTCTCAGCCGTTTTTTGAATTTCAAAGAATAATATAAAAAACGAAAATTATTTACTATTTTTACTTTTATTTTTATTTCTAATATACTTAAATTATCATTTATTATTTCATGAATTGGATTATTATAATAAGATATATCTTTTATTTTTTCGTTTAAATAAGGTAAAGAAGTCAGGTGATTATGTTGACAATTTAAAAATTCTAAATGTTCATTCAAAGGAGGTAAAGCAGTTAATTCATTATGAGAACAATACAAAAATTCTAAATTTGGGTTCATCTGAGGTAAAGTAGTTAATTTATTAGAAGAACAAAATAATGCCTTTAATTTTTCATTCAACAAAGGTAAAGCAGTTAATTCATTATGAGAACAATAAAGATATTTCAAATTTTCATTCAGCTCAGGTAAACAAGTTAATTTATTATCACTACATGATATTTTATGTAATTTTTTCGGAAAAGGAGGTAAACTACTCAATTGATTCTTTGTACAAAAAATATATTTTAAATTTTCACCCAGCTCAGGTAAACTAGTTAATTTATTTTCACTACAAAATAATGTTTCTAAGCTCTCAGGCAATGGAGGTAAATCAGTCAAAAAATTACCACTGCAAATTAAATCTTTTAGATTTGTAAATCTTAAAATACTATGTGGAATATGTCTTATCCCTTTTTCGGATACATCAATTTCTTCTGTGTCTTCTGGTAAAGAATCAAAGTATTTCTCAATATCGGAATTTATATCAAAACACATTATTATTTTAATATGAATTTATGTTTTTATGTTTTTATGTTTTTATGTTTTTTATATCCTTTATATCCAATTATCCAAAACTGTATCCAAATCGGCGTCTTCATCACATAAATTTTGTAGTAAATACATAGGATGATATTTCTGTCGTATTTTGGGTTCTCTAACTTTTACCCATAACCAATCACGAAACTGTTTTTTGAATCTGAGTGAATAATATAAATGACGAAACACATTTAATATTTTTACTTTTTTGTTTATTAATTGTATATAATTACTATTTATTATTTCATAAATAGGATTACTTCTATAAATCAAAGTTTTTAAATTTGTATTCAATAAAGGTAAAGAAGACAAACGATTATTTTCACAATATAATCTTTGTAAATCCTTAGGTAAAGGAGGTAAAGATGTTAATTGATTATTACAACAATATAATATGCATAAGTTTTTATTCAACACAGGTAAAGAAGTCAACTTATTAAAGTCACAATATAATTCTTCTAAGTTATTAGGTAAATCGGGTAAAGAAGACAACTTATTAAAGTCACAATTTAATTTTTGTAAATCCTTAGGTAAAGGAGGTAACAAAGACAACTTATTAAAACCACAATTTAATATTTTTAAATTTTTAAACTTTGATATTTTATCAGGAATATATTTTAAACCTTTTTTTGATACATCTATTTTTTCTATATCTTCTGGTAAAGAATCAAAATATAAATCAATATCAAAAACTTTAATATCATCATGCATATTATTTTTATATTTGTAATAATTTGTTGTTCTATTTTTAAGTTGATTTTTTATTAACGCAATTCAAATAAAAATATAAATACAATTCTTATTATAATTCATAATGTTTTATCTTATACAATTTGATAATATAGAAAGCGAAGAAACAAAACAATTACAATTTAAATTGTGTCAATATCCAAATGGAACTATCTTGTCTTACTCATACACATACTTAAAGATATATACTATTATAAAATAAATGTCTTGTATAAATCTATTTTATAATACAAAAGAAATACATAAATTATTAGTAAAAAGCTCATATAATGATTTTGATACAGAAATAAATAATTTTAATAATAAATATCCAAATTTCAAAGGATATATTATTGGTGGGGAGGAATCTAATAATTTAGATGAAGAAACTAAAAAAGATTGGAATATGTATAAAGAAAAAATGAATAAATTAGAAAGAATCTTTATAAACAATTTATTTAATTATTGTAAAAATTATCCTGATGAAAAAATAAGTAAAAATCGTTTCATTAATGAATATGCAGAATATCCATATCGGTTAAATCAAAATATTTCAGGTGTTATGTTAGATTTATGATTTTTTTACAGGTTTAAAAGTCAATAAGCATTTGCCACATAATAGTTTATCTTTTTTGATATCTATATCTATATCAATATCCATTTTATCATTTTTTTCTGTTTTATATTGTTTTTCGTCTTCTTCTTCTTCGTCTTCTTCTTCTTCGTCTTCTTCTTCATCTTCATTATCATTTTCAGAATCTGTTTCATTTGCAATACTTTTATCAGTTGAACTATGACTCTTTGCAGTAGTATTTTTGTTTGCTGTATTTACAGGTTTTTTAACGCATACCTTAGCGCTTTTTTTTGGTTCAAATAAAACATCCCATTTACTTATATCGGTTGTATAATTCACGCTCGTAGTATAAATAATTTTATAATTTTCTCTCTTATAAAATGTTTTGCGTTTTCTCCATTGATTCTTAAAAAGATCATGACTATCCATAATGTCTACTACAAGAGGCTGACTATGCTTTACTCTAAGAATTCTGCCAACACTTTGTTCAATATCTGTTTTAGGTGTAGCCATAATTAGCGTAGTAAGTGTTTTAATATCAAGTGCTTCGGCAGCCATTGCATATGTTGCAATTACCACTTGTTTCCCTTCCGTTTCTTTTAATGCATGTTCTTTCATTCCTCCGACATAATATCCTACGGTAGCTATATTTCTATGTAATATGGCCTCATATAAATATTTCAATAGGTTTTTATTATGCGCTAATACCATAATTTGTTGTGATGGGTTTTCTATAAACATATCCGTCATTACTTTCAAAATAAATTCACTCCGACGATTATATTCGCATAATTTGGAAATCATGGAACTATATGCTGGATTACCTCTATAATCTAGTTTTACTTCATTAAATTCATCATCATTTACTTTATATTCAATAGCACGCACTATAACAGCATGTTCTTCGTCACGTTTACCTTTAAATATTACATCTCCCAGAAACATTTTAAATACTTTTGTAGTCCCATCTTTTCTCTCCATAGTTGCAGATAAACCTAACATATACTTAGTAACTAATTTGAATAATGTATTTGAAAACACTTCACTTGATATATGATGAACTTCATCTATGATAGTTAATCCAAAAGAATCAAAAATAGAAGGCGGATATTCTTTCATAGAGAGACTTTGTAACATACCAATGACAATATCTTTATTATCTATATCTATTATCTGACCCTGTATTTTGCCAATACGTGCATTTGGTAAGAATTGATTGATTCTCTCTATCCATTGATTCATTAAAAATTCTTTATGGACAATAATAAATGTTTTCTTTTTTAATTGTGAAATAATATTTAAAGATAATACAGTATTATGTGTTACAGTAAAATCACCCAAAACAAATCTTCTGTTTCCGTCTATTTCAAAACCATAGTAGTCATCTACTTCCAATTTTTCTAATTTTATTTTATAATTTAATACATCTTCCGTTTGACCTATTGGTCTTACTATTGGTATTGGTCTTACAACTAATGTTGGGATTTCATCTAATTCATTATTATTATTATTATTATTATTGTTATTATTGCCATAAATAGTTGTTTTAAATATAGTTCTGTATTTTTTAACACCTTTATAGATGGAAGAAGACTTCTTGACTTTTTTATAACAAGCAAAACCTAAACTTCTTACTAAATAAATAATATCATTCATCATTATTTCTGATTTTTGTGTAATTACGAATTCTCCATTTTTTGTTATGTGACCTGTGGTATCAATTATTCCTGCTAATAATTTTAATCTATTCTCTCTTGAATTACATTTGTAAAGAAGTGGAATATGTCTGTTTTTGATAATATTTAATTCTTTTAAATTATTAAAATATGAATTATTATAAGTTGTATTTAATTCAGGTTTATGATCAAACCATTCATCACCTAACCAATTACCAATTAAATAAGGATCAATAGGTAATGGTTTTTCTTCAAAATGAATCGGAAGTCTATATCCGCGTAAAACGCCTTTGTTGTGAAAAGATTGGGGTAATTTCAAATAATCTAATACAGAAATATCAATTATTTCTCCTTTTTTAAAATTATTGTTATCACATGTTTTATAATCTTTTACACATTTCAAAGATAAAATATGACTTTCATTTACAACATATCCTTCCCCCTTATCAGGAATAACTTTATACATTATTTCTTTTCCACGTGCAATAGATAATACATTTCTTGGTGTTGAATCATCTCCCATTAATATGTCACCTACTTTAATATCTTGAACCAGTTTAATAGATCCATCATACATGATAATAGGTGTATTAATTTGGAGACATTTTCCAGCCGCACATGGTAATTCTAATAGTCCACCACCAATATTATTTTTTAATACATGATTTACATAAGTTTTAACTACTTCAATTTGAGTATCACGAAGAGTACCTTGAAAAGGTAATTGAATGTTTAATCCTTCTGAAATTTTATATTTGGACGGTTTTCCAAAATGTTCTACACCATAATAATGAGGAACATAGATTTTATTAGAAGATTCACGATAAGCAGGGAATGAATTTTGACCAGTTAAACCAGCTGGTGCTCCATGTACATGTGGTTTGATAGTCAAGTCATTACGTATTTGTTTTTGTTCTTCTATGGTTAATTCATTTTTGATAATAGTATATCCTTTTTGTCCTAAATAACTGTTTATTTTTTTTTTATTTATTTCTATATTTGTTTTCATGTGAGTTAATAATATTTAGTAAAAACATTTATATCCTTTTGCTTATATCCTTTTGCTTATATCCTTTTGCTTATATATTTTTGCTTATATCCTTTTGCTTATATATTTTTACTTTTATTCTTTTGCTTTACCATTATTTGAATTATTATAAATAAAATCTATGAATATGTTATATGAAAAAATTGTTTAAATTACCCAAAAAAGAGGATGCAGGAGAGTTAATATTAGGAATTTTAATAGTTATATTTTTAATTATGGGCTATAAATTACCTGAACCATTTGATAGTATGTTAAATTCGCTTATTGGTAAAATTATTTTATTCATTCTTGTCATTTATATGTTTATGAATTCAAATCATTATTTAGCTATTTTACTATTATTTGTCATTTTTAAGATTTCTATGTCACATCCGGCTGTCGTTACTAAAAGTGTTATAAAACAAAATAATCCGTCAGAAGATACTAAACGTAGTCAATTTACCTCATACAATCAATTTCCTTATACACTAGAACAAGAAGTTGTTAAAAAAATGGCACCGATTGTTCGTCCAGGTGTAGCTATGACAAAGGCATCGTATAAGCCATTAGTAGAACATACTTATTTTGCTTCCCCTTTGAATGGTACAAATTAATTATGAATTATAAGAAAATGAATTATAATAAAATGAATAATATTTATTCAATTCAGCATAAATATTATAAATACCAATATATTATGATTTAAAAATGTTAATAGGTGTCATTAACTTATTTTTGCTTTTACTATTGGTAATATATGTAAGTAAATAATTTATTATAAATAATAATCCTAATAAAAATACGAAATTTATTATTATTTTAATAATATTTATAAAAATATCACTATTTACGAAGGAGTATAAATCAAAATCATTTATATTAAAAAAATTAAAGTTATTTTTACTACTAGGTGTATTTTGATTGTTTGTATCTGAATCATTATTACTCGTATCAGAATCATTATTTTGTGTGCTTCCAGGTGTATTAATTGCTTCAATATTACCTGTACCTTTCTTGTTATAAAACAATTTTGTGCCCCTCATTTGAATAGAAAAAGGTGTAATAATTTTTGTTAATGTATTAAATGTATTATCATTTAATGGTATTGCAGTATTTAAATCAAATACGACAAAATCTGAAGTATAACCGTTCATGTCTGGTCCTATGTAACTATAAAAGGGTTTATCGTTAGGTATTATGGCATTTAAATTGAAGTTGGCAACATCTAGGTTAATAGTCTTTCCTTGGCTAGGTGTATGAACTGAAACATATTCAATAATAGAAGATACTAGAACAGAAGCATTTGATAAATTAGATGATTTTATTAGTGGAATACATACAAATAAATGATTACCACCATTTGTAGGAACATGTTCTATCAAAACTTCTCCATCTGTTTTTGAGTTATTAAACTTATGAAGGGATGGAGATGTAATAATGACAGAAGATACCATATACTGATTATTATTATATGTAACATCTGGTTGTATTCCACTATTTGTTAGAACAATCATGTTTCCATTATTTTTAGCCACTAAATTATTTTCAACGTAATTATAACTATATGAACATTTAAAATCGCAATTTCCTGATATATTTTCCCTAGATATATTAATTATTGGGTCGGATGTTGTCATATTATTATAAGTATATAAATAAAAATATTTAATTATATTACTAATGAAACTAACCAAAGGAAAAATAGCCAAACTATATAATAAAAAAAAACAAACATTAAAAAAGGTTAAAAAAAATAAAGAAATGAATGCAAAAAACAAAACATTTAGATTTCATACAACTAATCTTGCAAATAAAACTCTGAGAAAATGGTAATTTGCTTTTTTTTATTTTGATTTTTCTTATATTTGACTTATATTTGACTTATAATTGACTTATATTTGTTTCAATTTAAGTATATAATATTAAAACATACATAATGATTCTAATATTATTTTATCTATTATTTTTTATTTATCCATCAACAATATTATCTTTATATTTGTCCAAACTAAACCAAGATCTTTTATTTCATATTATAAGAAATCCAAAAACATCTTTTCAACAAAGAGCAAAAATAAATATTATATTGTTTCATTGTTACAAAAAATGGGCTATAAAACAAGCTTTTGCCTTCAAAATGAAACATAAATATAAATGTAAACAAATTCATATTAGCGAATTAATCTCATATAGTACTTTTGGTCTATATAAGTCTATATTGAAGTATAATGGTAAACATAGTTTTGTAAGATTTTCCACATTTTACGTAAATGGAGAATTATATAAAGGGTTAACGAATGCTTATTCTATGAGTAGTATTTCTAAATATGAGAGAATGAAAAGTAAATTACAACAAAATATAAATAAAACAGTAGATAAAACTTATAAAAATGACAATAACTTATACAATAATTTACATAATAAAAAACTATATTCATTTATTTTAGCATCTTTTGACGAAGAATGGAAATTTAATCAACGTAAAAGTAATCCATATGCTGATAATAAAATAGAAAGTCTTGAAAAAATGACTTATAATGAGAAAATGAGAGAAATATGGGAAATAATAAAAAATCACGATGCATTCACATATCGTATATTAGATCTAAAATATGATTATGAATTTAATGTTATTCGGACAAATAAAAACATATCATCCTTGATGTCTTGTTCAGAAGAATATGTGCGTAAAAAAATAGCTTTTTGTAAAACAAATATTTACAATTTATTTATAAATAAGTCATACAAAATGAATTTATAGAAAAGAAAGAAAAGAAATCATAGAAAAGGTAAATATCTAATAGTATCATTATCATAAATTGTTACACCATATGGTTCATTGATTCCTTCTACGTAAACAGTATCACCATTGAATAATCTATCACAACCATATTCATTTGTACAACTTCTTCCGTTTCGTGATATAGGTAATTTAACATTATTATGTTGGTCACTTATAGTGTAATATTGCCATTTATCGCGATTAGTAAATATTGGACGTCCCATTAAAGAGAGAATAGCTCCTTTACTATTTTTGCCTGTCAAAATACCCATTTGTCTATAATTGGTATCTACTGCACCCACATTGGTTTGTATATTAATGGGAATTCTTCCTGGTGGACCAGTATTGACAAAATATCTTTCATCACTCATTGGAGGTGTATAAGGATTTAATAAGACATCATTATACATATTTGTATATGGATAACTGGGAAGAAACCACGAATTAGAATCTTTTGCTTGTTCCTTAATAATAATTTTTTCAGAAGGTTTATTGTTTAATATAATATTTTGTTTATTATAAAAAAAATGAATATACAATAAAAGAATTAACATTGTAATTATAATAAAAATGGTAATATTTTCAAAACAAATAACACCAGGAGGACATTTTTTCATATTATATAAGGATAATATATTATTACATAATATGATTTTTTGGTTAGACAATTAAAATTACTTAGTTACAGGTGTTGAAGTTGACGTAATTTGTCCCGTTTGTTGATTCATAGCAAATAAATTGGTAAATATAATAGGAACCCCAAGAACAATTGTCATGTTTTTACTAAAACACCACATTAAAATACCTAATATTATAAAATAAACAACCGCGTCTTTATTGGCTAATACGATATATCCTATAACATTAAATATGGCAATAAATATTACTACATTTTTAACAATTGGATTTGTAAGAAATGAAGACATAGAGTTATTTGAAGTTGTATCCATTATTATATATAAAGTAAAAAATTGATTTAACTTTCCTTTTAATTTTTAAATATAAAACATATATAAAACATATATAAAGTATTTTAAAATGTATAATTCTTACAATAATAGTAATAACTATGATAGTGATAGTGATAGTAACAATTATAGCATAGACGAAGATTTTTGTAAAAATGTTTATGAACCAGAAGAAAAAAGTATAACTAAATATAATATAGTATTATGCGAAATATATAATGAGTTAATTCATGGAATATCTATTCATAAATATATTAATACACATTACTTAGTTATAAATAGATTTAAGAAATTTAATAAGTATTATATAGATGAATACATAGATGATATATTATATGGTTTTCACCGATGGAGACAAGGACTTATAACACATTATATAATTCGTAATTATTCACTCTTATATAATAGAATAAAACCTGAAATTGCTGAATGTATTTATTTAGAAACTGGTGAGTGTATTTGTATTCTTAAAACATTTTGGATTCGTTTGATACAGAAAACATGGAAAAAAATTTTTAAATATAAAAAACAAGTTATTGAATCAAGATCACAAATAAGTTCCTTATTATATAAAGAACGCACAGGAAATTGGCCACCTATTTGTAATTATGTTCCAACTATGAGAGGAATGTTATGTTGTTTATCTAAATAAATTAATAAAATTTATTGTTCTCAATTGTATTACAATTCAGTTGTTGTTTCAGTTGATATTATTTCTTTTGATAGTTCATTTTTTTCTCTAAAATATTTGTTATTATCTCCCATAAAATATCCTAATGAATTTTCTTGTTCAACATCCAAGTGGTTCCATATTTCTCTAATTACATTAGATTTAAAAGTGATTTGGCGCTGGACTACAAAATTATATGTATCTGTTTTTTTGTATTTTTTTATGTTTTCAAATGTTGGTCTGGATTGTATTAATTCAAATTTTGTTTTAATCATATCCAACGTTTTTTCTAAATTATATAAAAGATCTTCGTAATTTATTAATATATAATTTTCCACTTTATTAGGCATAATATTTATCAAATAATTGTTTTTTAATTGTCTTAATTCAAATATGTTTTTGTATTTATTTCCACTAACATAATTTAAATCATATTTATTTGTTTCATATTTATAAGTATGATACTTATTATTCATTAAAAAAATATTGGAATTGTTATTACTAGCATCACTATTATCTGTATTTGTTTCATTCATTACAGAATAAAATTCATTAAATAGAAATTGTTTTAAACTTTTTCTATTTATTTCAGGAATATGATATAATTCTTTTGAAAAAGAGTTTAACCAATATATTGGATTCCTTACTATTCCAATAAAAAGGGTTTCTTGTGTAGATTCTGTATACTCATTAAAACAAAAAAAATGCTTATTTCCATATTCGTTAGTATGTTTTATATCAAAATTATGAAGCATTAGTTCTTCTATATAATTTGTTCCACTACATCTTTCTCCAAAAATAGTAAATTTTGTAATTGGCAGAGACATTTAATATTATAAATTGTTTATATTATTAAATTTATTTTTTAGCGATTTGTAATTATTTTATATAATTTTATGAAATTTATTTTTTGGTTATTTTTGGTTATTGAGTTATTTTTGGTTATTGAGTTATTTTGATGAATCTTCCGTCTGCATTGACAAAGATGCTGGTATGGAAGATTTTGAAGATTTTCTACGTGTTATGTTATTCCTTATATTATTTCTTTCATTATATCGGAATCCACCTTGTTGTGTTTTTCTTTTACCTATTTTTTTTGGGTTTTTATTTATTTTTCTTGTTTTTTTATTTGACTGCCTATATTTTTTATTTGTTTTTCTATTTTTACGACCTCCCATTACCTGATTATTACTATCAAATTTTATTTTTTTTAGTGTTCTTAGTATTTGGTCTATGTCAGCATTAGGATCATTCAGGTTTCTTAAAGCATCAGAATATTTTTGGTTTGGTACACCTGAAAGGGCTATAACTTCTTGATTTTTATTAGCTAATGCAGTCTTAATATCATTTAAAGACATTCTTTTTTGTCCTGAATTTGTATTTACCGGGAATGTTTTTTCATTCACTGGACCGGGTACTGAATTACTTCCAATAATTATCCCTCTTTCATTTGTATCTCCTTGATTTAATACTATTTGACCATTACTTGAAGTAGAACTCGCTGATGATCTTAATGATGACGATGATGCTGATGATTGATTTGCGTTTTGTGCACTAATTAAGTCATTGACATTTCCACCCATACCGTTTAAAATTTCATTAATTTCAGTAATTACTTTGTTAAGAGTTTCTTTACTTTGTTGATCAGGGAAATCAGTTTCAGATAAAGCTTTAATCTGTGTCATTGCTGCATTAATTGCAGTGTTGGCTTGTTTTATTAATTCAATCAACTCTTCGTTCTGTTTTTCTAAATTAGTAATATTATTATTCAATTCTGTAATTTTTGCACTCAATGCATCTTTTTCATCATTACATTTTTTTAATTGTTCTTGTAAACCAACATTAGAACCAATTTGGTTTTTCAAAGCTTCAATTTCAAGATCTTTGGCTGCTACTTTATCATTACATTCTTTCAATTGTTGTTTTAGTTGATCAATTTCAATTTGCTTATTGGCTAATTCAGCTTCTTTATTTGTTATTGCAATTTTTGCATTTTCTAACTCTTTACTTATACCTTCAAGTTCTGCTTCCAATTGTTTTATTTTATCTGAAATACTTGTATCTGCCAATAATGTATTAAGTCTAGATATTTCTGCATTTAGTCTTTCTATATCAGCTTTTTGTTTTTCTATTTCAGCAGTAAGATTGACCTTTTCAGATAGACATTTTTGTAATTCAGTATCTTTCTGATTAAGCGAATTCTGTAAGTTAGTATTTTCTGCTTGTGCAGCATTTAATTCATTTTGTTTTTGTGTTAATGCATTCTCTAATTGTGCCTTTTGACTTAAACAATCCTCTAATTGTTTTTTTAAATCATCTAGATCTTTTTTATGATTATCAATGTTTCCTCCATTATCATCAATTTTTTTTTGTAAATCTATTATTATTTGTTTAATTATCACAATATTTGCAACTAGTTTTTTAAGTTTTTCTCTTATTTCCACTAATTGTTCATTTAATGTTCTAAAAAATTCTTTTTGTTTTTCTGTACTTGTAGCAATATAGGTATTAGTTTGTCCTAACCATGATATATTACTTTTTAAATCTTCAATAGTTTGTTGATAATTATTATTAGACATTATATATTTACATTATAAAAAATTATTTTTGTTAACTAATATATTTTTATCTACACGATAAACAATAAATAACAAATAATAAATATTAAATAACAAACAATAATTGAGTATAATTTGTTATTTATAAATGAAAATTATCAAGGTTATTGCTATCTAAAATAAGTTTATCCATATTTTGTTGTATTTTCTTAATTTCGTTTACAATTTTTTGTTGTTCGTATTTTGAATCTTTTATATTTGATTTTGTCAATTCACCAGAACGTTTTAAATCTTCTAAATAAGAATTTATTACTTGGAATGCCTTCATTTGGTCTTCTCTTTGTTTTACAATATAACTATTATATTTGTCATAATCATCTTTCACTGCGGATAAAAAAGCGTTTTGTTTTGAAATAAAACGTAACTTTTTTTGTTTTTCAATCAACATATTTCTTCGGCCATCAATCAAACGTTCTATTTGTTGAAGTTGATTTCCTTTATTTATCATGTCATCATAAGTTATACGAATAATACTCATTTTAAATAAACTTTTATTTTTATTTTTATAAATTAATTTATTAAAACAAATTAAAATATTCCCCATATATTATTTAGGATGTCAAAGACGCAAATAGAACCAATATTAACCCCTGACGATAATCGTTTCGTAATGTTTCCAATTAAATATAATGATGTATGGGAAATGTATAAAAAGCAAATTGATTGTTTTTGGCGAGCCGAAGAATTAGATTTAACAAAAGATATTACACATTGGCAAAGCTTAAATGATGATGAGCGATATTTTATTTCTATGATATTGGCTTTTTTTGCTGCGAGTGACGGAATTGTATTGGAAAACCTAGCCGGAAGATTTATGAAAGATGTGCAAATATCAGAGGCTCGTGCGTTTTATGGTTTTCAAATTGCGATGGAAAATATTCATAGTGAAACATATAGTTTATTAATTGAAACCTATATTAAGAATTCCGAAGAAAAACATAGACTATTTAATGCTATTGAAAATTTTCCTTGTATTAAAAAAAAATCTGATTGGGCTCAAAAATGGATTAATGATAATAGAAGTAGTTTTGCCACTAGACTAGTAGCATTTGCTTGTGTAGAAGGAATCTTTTTTAGTGGTGCTTTTTGTAGTATATATTGGCTTAAAAAACGTGGTTTAATGCCTGGACTTACTTTTTCAAATGAACTTATATCTCGTGATGAGGCACTTCATTGTGAATTTGCTGTGCTTTTATATAGTAAACTTCAAAATAAATTGAAAAAATCGCGAATTCATGAAATAATTAAAGATGCCGTTGAAATTGAAACTGAATTTATTTGTCAAGCATTATCATGTAGGCTTATTGGTATGAATTCAACTCTAATGACACAATATATTCAATTTGTTGCAGACAGATTATGCGTACAATTAGGATATGATAAAATTTATAATGTCACTAATTGTTTTGATTTTATGGAACTTATTAGTTTAGAAGGAAAGACCAATTTTTTTGAAAAAAGAAATGATTCTTATGCACTGGCAAACAAGACGATAACAGAAGATACCTTTGTATTATCGGAAGATTTTTAGAAAAGAACAAAACACATAAAACAAAATAAAAGAAATAAAAGAAATAAAAGAAATAATTATTTAAAAATCTATATATAATATATTTTAAATGATTACTTGTGATTTATGTGGTGGATTAGGAAACCAACTTTTTCAAATATTTGCAACTATCAACTATGCACATCAATTGGGACATGAATATAAATTTACAGATTCAGAAACTTCCCCATCTATAACTCCAAGAAATACATATTGGAATAGTCTTTTGTCTAATTTAAAAAGCGTCACAACAAATACTTTTCCAGAAGATATAGTAAAAATAAAAGAAATAGATTTTACTTTTCATGATATTTTGGAATCATCAGAATTCAAAGAAATACAAGAAAAAAATACAATAAAAGAAACAAATATTATGTTATGTGGATATTTTCAAAGTTACAAGTATTTTGAAAAAGAGTATGAACAAATTTATAAATTGATAAACATAGAAAATAAAAAACAATCTGTTTTACAATCTTCTGATTACACGGAAAATTATTTAAAAAACGCAATTAGTTTGCATTTTAGAATGGGGGATTATAAAAGACTACAAAATTGTCATCCTATTATGTCCTATGAATATTATGAAAAAGCGTTATTATATATTAAATCTACAAATATAAGTAATATTAATCAAGTTTTATATTTTTGCGAAGATGAAGACATAGAAGATGTGAATCAAATCATTGGAAAATTACAAATGAAATTCCCAAATGATGTATTTACGAGATGTTCTAATCTATTAGAAGATTGGGAACAATTGATACTCATGAGTTTATGCAAACATAATATTATTGGTAATAGTTCGTTTAGTTGGTGGGCGGCTTATTTGAATTCTAATGAGAATAAAATAGTATGTCGTCCACCATTTTGGTTTGGTGAATCTATTGGGCATAATATAAATGATTTATGTCCTCCTGAATGGAATAAAATTGAATTTTAGTTTTATAATATACTATTTTTATTATTTTTATTATTTTTATTATTTTTATTATTTTTATTATTTTTATTATTTTTATTATAAAACTTATATTTTTGTATATAGATATTTATAAATGAACCATCCATTAGATAATTGGAAATCGTATTTTACTTTTCATGATTATAACTGTTTAATAATTTTTATAGAAAATTGTAAAAATGGATTTCCAAACGATAAAATAGTTTTGTTATATGGTACAAATAATGGTAAGTTAATAGAAGAAATAAAAAACTATATAGGTAAAGATAATTATCATGATTGTAATTTGAATATTAGTGCTGTCTTTCAACCTATTAAAAAATTATTTTTTGTTATATGGCCTTCTTACAAAGAATCAAATAGTGAAAATGAAAATAAAAATAAAAATAAAAAATATACATCAACTATTATAAATTTATTAAAAAAATATAATCAATCTATTATAATAGATACAGACAAAATCAGAAATATGGATATAAATATTAGAA